TTCCGACACGTTGCCCGTGCGCTTGCGAAGCGTGAAGGTAATGTCGTTCGGAGTCGCCGTCTGTGAGTTCGGCTTGCGGATGATATATTCCGAGGATGGTACAAGGTCGTACGTCACCGTCACAGGGTCGATGATATTGTCGGGGTTGTCATCGGTGAAGAACTTGAAGTTCTTGGCATTCTTGAGCACAAGGAGAGGGGAATCTAACGAAGTCAGCGTCTTCCATTGGTACGGATTCACCGTGTCCCCCGTCTTGTAAGGCGCACCCATCGCATGATACATCGCAATAGCGGGCGCGTTTCCGTTGTCGCTTCCGTCCTCCGTCGATGTCGTTAGCTTTATAAGGTTGCCGAAGCGGTTCCACTGTATCTGGTCTCCTGCCTGAACTATCACGTCGTAGGGCTGCGGCGCGTCAGGCTCCCCGCCGTCCGCGGATGGCTCGTAGCCGAAGAACATGCGGTTTGCTATGACGTTGTTGCCGTCGTCGGTAGTCTTGCCCTCCTGCTCCTCGAACACCGCCGCCAAACTCTGCTTCTCGCCCGTTGTGGTCACCTGTATCATCACGTCGCCGAACACTAACGCCTTGCCGTCAGCGCCTATCACCTTTTGTGATGTCACCGGCACGCAAGCCTCGCTGCCCATGAACGTCCTTTTGTTTGACAGTATCACGTAGTCATACAGCTTGCCGTCCTCCAGCGTCTCCTGCCCCGTGCCCACCACAAGACGCCAGTAATATCTGTTAGCAAGATTTTCTGATTCTCCTGCCTTCACGTTAAAGGTCTGGCACAGTGCCATCATGCCCACGTGCCACCAGTTAGCCGTTCGTGTCGTGCCGTCATCAGCAGCAGCATAGCATTTGTAGCCGACAGTCACTCCTGCATCATCCAGTACGTGAGCCACCTTCATTATCGTGCTGCCAGCGTTTGAGAAGAGTGTCGTGCCGCCCGAATAACTCACCTTTCTTATCTCAGCGCTTGCTGCGAAGAACTTCGTGCGTGTCGTCAGGTAGTCAATGTAGAGGTGGCTCTTGCCGTCCTTCCCCATATAGAGGTCAAAGCCCTTGCCGCCCACGATGGTTCGGTCCTCGTCAGTAGCCTCAGCGTTGCGCACGCTCTCCACCACACAGCTGCTCAGCGTGGCAGCCCCTTCGCCCGTCACGCCATATCCGTCCCCAGTCCTGCCGATTGTCAGACCGCGAAGGAAGCGGATAACGTCCTGTGCAGTGTCAGAATCTGTCTTTGAGAGGAAGTGTTTCGCTCCCCTGCTGCGTATCAGACCTTCTATCTGTGCCGACGAGAGACCCGACTTCACGCTCATCGTGACCGTGTCTATGGCGTCCTGCATCTTTTGCAGCGCTCCCACGTCCTTGTCTTCCTTGATGGTCACATCGTAAGTGGGGATGCTGCCAAGCTCCTCACGGATGATGAGTCTCTCTATGACGCCGCTCTTGTCTATCTTCAGGTCTGTGTCGCTGAAGTGCAGCAGACTGCCTGCCTTGAGGGTTTCGTAAAGGCTCGCCGTCTTGCCGGTGGTGTCTGCCTTCGCCTTGTCATGCTGATACGCCATGAATATCTCGTCCACCTTCGGCTCGAACACGTATCGCGTATAGTCGTTCTTGTCCAGCCATGCGAGGGCGTATTTCAGAAGTTTTGCCGACGCAGCTTCCACGTAAGAGTCGGGCATCTCTATGCCGGTCAGCACGAAGTGGTCTCCGCTCTCCATCTGAAAGTCCTTGTTCGGGAAGTACAGCTCTAAGGCATCGTCTTTCACACGGTCAAGGGTCAGCTTCCACACGCCGTTCTCCTTCACTGATCCGTTCACCTTAAACTCTCTGCCGCCACACTTGCCGTCCTTCATGCTGATTGTGAAGTCCTCCTTCTTCAGCATGTTTATGTCGAAGTTCACCTTCGGGGAAAGCGTCACCGAGAAGGGAGGCACGGTCTGTCCGTCCTTGAAGATGCCGTTGTCTTTGATGGCAGAACCGCTGTTCAGTTCGTCTATGCGCTGTCCGTCCACCGTCATCTCTTCGATGGTCGGATATATCTCGATGATGCCTTCCTTCTTGTTCTCCGTATCGAACATCACGCTGCCGTTTCTCACACCAAGCTCCTTGATGTTCACCGAGTCCACGTAGGGACGGTTCTTCAGTTCGGAAAGAAGGTGTTCCTTGCCGCTCGGGTTTATCCAAGCCTTCTCTTCCTCGGTAGCCTGCGTGTCCCACCATTCCTTTACGGACATCTTGGGGAAGCCCGGCAGCATCAGCCTTGTCACTGCCATGTGGGACGGCATCTGGTCCGTATTGGCTATCATGTTCTTCGAGGGGAAGCTCTGCTTGTTCACGCCTTGAAGGAAGTACACCTTTCTTTCTTTCATCACTGCGGTGTAGAAGTCCTCCACGTCATTCATCGTCATTCCATACTCGTCGTTTGACGAGTTCAGGATTATCGTGACTGTCCCCTCGCCCTCTTTTCGTGCTGACGACACGGCATAGCCTCTGCCTTCTATGTCACCCGACTTTACCGTCACGTTATATTCTCTGCTCTCCGCTGTCGATCCGTCTCTCACTGACGTGAAGTAGCTGCCCGCTGCTGCCCAGCTAAGGCTCGGGATGGTTATATGCAGGACGGCGTTCGTCGAGGAGGCAAGATGACTTATTTTCGATGTCTCTCCGAACACGTCCACGCACAGATTGGCGTAGTAATGTGTCGGAAGGTTTTTCTCGCTTCCGTAGGCACGCAGACGGGTGGTCACGGCTTGGCTGTCATCAGCGGTCTGTGTTATCTCGTACAGACCCCTGCGCTTGCCGTAGACAAATTCGTACGGAACCTCCAGTCCCGTCGTGTCCACGAAGACGTTGCGTCCTCTCACCACGAAGTTTATGTCCCATTTCGAGTTCACTAATGCGAGGGCGTTCCAGCAGTTCTGATTGTCGATGGTCAGAGCGGCGGAGTCTATGATGGTCTCAGTAGTACCCTCGCCGTACATTTCCTCCCATACGGTTCCGTCACAGCCTCGTTGCAGGCTGCGCTCCTTGTTTCGTGAGTACAGCGCCCAGAGTCCTGCGCCCATCTGCTCGTCCATATTCGCCTGTATGCGGTCCAGGAGGTCGTCAACGGTCTGCACGTAGAAGCCGAATTTTGGAAGGGCTGTGTAGGGTATCGTCTGCTCTTCAGTGTTCTCCATTCCCAATACCACGTCTAAGAACTGCGCTCTCACAAGCTCGTCCTGCAAGGCGTTCAGCTTCACGTTCTCGTATCTGAAAGCGCCTCTGTCACTGCCTGCTCTTGCTGTCTTCGCCTTGCCGGGGTCGTAGTTCAGCTCATAGCGCTCGCCACGGTATACGATGTAGTCACCGATGGAGAAGTTTATGGGGTACGCGCTTTCGATGGTGGTCTGCACGAAGCAGTCCTCCATCCAGCCGTCCGTCATCTCCACGGCGCTAAGCTCCACGGCATTGCCTTCCATGTCGTTCAGAAGACTTCCGTCTTTATGGTACACTCGTATACGCTCTTTCATATCGTAAGGGTTATGTCGGTGACAGGATCGTTCACCTTGAATGTTATCTTTGTTATCAGCAAGTCGCCGTTGGCGTCTCTTACAAGCGTAGCGTCTTCGCCGATGCTCACGAAGCGCACGTTCTGCCTGCCTATCTTTGTGTAGTCGCAATACAGCTTCATCGTGCCGCCGCGCAGATAGTCGAGGAAGGCTTTCAGGTTCTTGTTCGCTGTGTCCTTGTCACCCTTCATGCCGAACTTCACGCTCATCTCATAGGCGCTCATCTTCAGACCTTCGGCGGGTATGTATTCGTCGTCGCCGTCCTCGTCCTTCCATTCGCGCTTCGAAGGCTCTTTTGCCTTGGTTGCCATCATGAAGGGAATGTCCATGCAGTACATGCCGAACGCCGAAATGGTGTCCGTTACGGCAGCTCCTGCCGTCTCTCTTTGCATCAACACTTTATAATATTGCATACTGCTCTCTTTTAGTCCCAAAGTTAGTAAAAATATTGCATAAATATTCACGTAGTAGTGTATATTTATGCAATATCCGATATTTTTTTATTCTTTCTTCTTCTCACGTACCGTCACGTCGCCTGCCGCCAGCCTCACCTCGCCGCCATATCTGTATACGAACACCTTGGCATGGCCTTCCGTCTCGGCGTACACCTCTCCCGCGTCCCTCAGCGTCACGAACACCCGTGCGTAGCCGGTCGCCTTCACTCTGAGCACGCTTCCGTGACGGACGTACACCTCGCCCGCCCCCGTACCGTCGAACGTCGCATCGCATACGCATTCTCCGTTGAGGATGGTCATCGGGGCGTTCGTCACGCTGACGTTCTCGTCCGCCCATACGCCGTGGTTGTGTATCACGTCGCCGAACTGGTGCTTTATGGTCTTCACGTCGGGCCAGTTGTGGTCGATGCAGAAGTCTATGCCGCGCACGAACTTTCTCACCATCTCGTCCTTCGAGGTGTTGTCCTCCCATTCGTTTGTCCACTGCTGGCAGAGGCCCAGTCCCATAGCCTCTGCCTTCATCTTGTCGGATAACTGTCTTTCTTTCATGTGGTTTTTTTTTATTTCACGTAAATCTTTGACGAGCCGTTGCTCACCTTGCGGGTCCAAGCCACTATCTCGTCTATGCGGTCATTACGCACCTGGGCGAGCGTCACGAGTTGGTTCATGGCTGCAAGCTGGCTCTTCTGTATCTCGCTCATCGCAGGAAGGAGCGACACGTTCGTGGCTATTGCCTTGATATTCTCGCGGTTCACGCTCACATCCAGGCGGATGGCGTTCAGATATGCGGCAAGGAGGTCGGCGGTCTCTTCCGTCACACCATTTATGGTGTTCGTGGTCGATGAACTGCCGCTCTCGGAGAAATCCCAGCCTCTGCGCTTCAGCTCCTCAAGGACAGCGGTGATGTTCGCCACGCTATTCTCACCGGCTGAGTAGAGGTCGGAGGCGAGCTGTGTCACGTCATACTCGTCCAGTCTGCCCTTCTTCTCTATCTGCTGTGTCAGGAAGTCGAGGGGCTTCTGAAGGGCTTGCTCCATTATCTTCTGCGAGATGATGTTCTTCGTTAAGTCCTTCACCATTTCCTTCGCCTTTTCCTTGTAGGCGTCGATGGCGTCCTCGCCCTTTTCCCAGGCGCTCACCACGGCGTCTGTCAGTTGGCTTGCCCAGCTCTTTATGTCCACGCCGTACAGCTCCTTGAGGAAGTTCTTGGCGGCGTTCTTTATAGAGCGCTCCATCTCCTCTATCTGTTGGTCGTAGTCGGCCAGCTTGTCCTTGTCAGTCTTCTTCTTGGCGTCCTCGTTGGCACGCTGACGCTGTAGCTGGTCTCGCTGTGCCATCAGGCCCGTCAACTCTGCCTGATAGGCGCTCGTCGGGTCAGCAAGGCTCTTCTGTGCAGCCTCGTACGTCTCCTTGCTGTAGGCGCTCGGATTGATGCCGGCGATGCGCATGATGTTGCTCTTCTCGCCATTCTCGTAGCTGCTGACTATCTTGTTCATCTTCGCCGTCGTCTTCGCGTCCATACGGTAGTTGTAGATGCCGCCCAAGCTGTCCTCGATGGCGTTCTTGATGGTGGTCTGCATGTTTTCGAGGGCTTTCAGCTCGCGCTCTGCCAGCTTTATCTGACGCTCCTTCTTAGCGTCATGGGCCTTGGCGAAGGCGTTTATCGGGCCAGTTATGATGCTTGCCACACCGCTCACAGCGCCGCCGATGTCACCGCTCTTTACGGCGTTGAAGGTTTTCGAGATGCCGCCAGTGATAGATCCCAGTGACGACATCACCGCCTGTGCGTCCTGCCATCCGTCACTCTCGGTGTCTATGCCGAGGGCGCCCTGCCCTCCGTCACTCTCGGTGTCTATGCCGAGGGCGTCTGCCATGTCCTTGACTTGGTTGAAGGCGTCGCTTATGCCGTTGGCGATATTGGCTATCTCGCCCAGGGCGCTGCCGATGTTCTCGAAGCGCTTCTTCAGCGTCATGCCTTCTCCTACCAGCTGCTTGCCGGTTCTGATAAGGTCTTCACCTGTCATCTTGAGCTTCAGTCCTTCCGCCACAAGGCCGATGTCACCCTTTGTCCTGCCCTCACGGATCTTCTCCTCGCCAGCCGCCACACTGGTCGCGCCCATTGATATCTTAGCGTTGCCCTCTTCTGTCTTACGCTCGGCTATGCCGACGACGCCGCCGTTGAAGAAGCCTTTTCTGCGCTCGCTCAGCTTGCGCAGCTGCTCGTCTATCTGCTGTATCTGCTTTGCATACTCTCTTGCGTCGATGCTGCCGTCTCTCAGGGCTGTGTTAAGATACTGACGTATCTCTGCCGCTACTTCACGCGCCTTCACTTCGCCCATCTCGGTTATCGCACCGAAGAAGTTCAGGTAGTCCTGGCTCTGCTTGAACTGAGCGTCCATTACCTGTCCTTTCTCCTTGTCACGCATCTGACGGAAACGCTCGGCGGTGGAGGTGTCACCGCGTCTGTCCGCCTGCTTTATGCGCTCGTCCCACTTCGCGTCCACGGCAATCAGCTTCTCCTCCCAAGTCGCAGTCTCCTTGATGGCGTCAGCGGCCTTTTCAAGGTAACCCGTATAGTTGTTTCTGACGAGGTCGGTTATCTTCTTCCACAGGTTATAGGCGTCGGTGTTGTCCTCCAATGCCTTCTTGGCTGTGGCGTCGGTAGCGTCCAGCAGGCCGTCTATCTTCCTGCCGGTCATCTCCTCGAACATCTGGGCCATACCGCGGGTCTGGTCGTCCCACATCATGCCGTCTCTGAAGGCGAGTGAGGCGAAGTTCTCGTCTCCTGTCTTCTCCATCAGTGCCTTATGGAGGTCTGCCTGGCGGATGCCTCTCTCTAATATCTCCGCGAAGTCAGCAGCCAGTCGGTCTGCCTCGGGTTTCAGCATCTCGGAGTATTTCCATTCGCTTCTCTCCCTATGCAGCGCGGTAATGGCTTTCTTTCTCTCCGGGGTGGTAGCCTTCAGCGCCCCCTCTAACTTCTCCAGACTCTCTAAATACTTGTCGAAGCTAAGGTCGCCCACCTCCGGGAACAGCCCTCTGACCATATCGTCAGCCTTCTTGGCTCCCCAGTTGGGAAGCCCCTTATACTTCTGATACATCTGACGGGCAGACTTAAACGCATTAAGACGCTCCTCCCAAGCCTTCAGCTCCTTATCCTCATTGTTACCCTTGCCCTTAGGCACCTTGTTGCTCTTCTTGTACTTGGGAACATAGACATAACCAAGTCCTAAGTAGGCGGCTTCCTTGAGGTCTTCGTATTTCTTCTTGAGTGCCAGTCTCGTTGCCTCGTCGCCCCTGTCATTCTTCTTGGCATCGTCCTCTGCCGTTAGCATGTTAACAAGCTTATCCAGTTCGGCATCCACGTTATTGCGGGCGGTGTACATATCGTTCACTCCCTTCAGCAAAGGTTTAAGCACTTGGAATTTCTCACCATTCTCCTTCCATTGCGTAATATTTGAGCCGAGCACATTATTATATATGCGTCCGGTGAACGGGTCGAAGTTGTCTATCATTCCCGTATCATACACGAGCTGGATCTTCGCTTCAAAGGACGAGTTGGCAAGGAGGCGTTGCAGCTCCGTCTCCCATTTCGGATAGGCGATGCTAAGCTCGCTGACGGCGCCTCGCATAAGGTTCTCCACTTTACGCTTGCTTTCCGCGTCCAGTTCCTTGTGCCCACGGATTCTGTCCGCTATCTCGGGGAAGGCAGAGTCCACCATGTTTATGAGCTTGCTTGCGAAGGCTTGTTCCATGTCTTTGTCCTCCAGGCCAAGCGCACGGTTCAGAGCCGAACGTATCTGCATGGTGGCTTCCTCGCTCGCGCCCTTCAGCGCAAGAAAGTTCTTCAGCATCGTCTGCATCGCCTGTTGTTCCTGCGTACTGTTGACGATATTCGGAAATTCTTTCTTGTACCTTGCTGCAAGCTGACCGATAAACTTGTCAAACTCTTTCTCTGCATCTTCGTAAAGACCCATTTCTGCCTCGTCCACGCCTCCCTTTCCAAAGATGGACGAACGCTTTACGAGTGTTTCGGCTGCTTTTACGGCACTCTCGGTCTTATCGCGAAGATCCTCATAGAGGTCCGTATTCTCCGACTTCTCCTGGGCCACCTTATTTGCTTCTTTCAAAAGCTTCAACTGCTCCTCAAGGTATTTCAGACGCTCCTTGTGGCTTTCTATCTCCGCAGCCTTCATTTCAAAGGCGTTGGCGCTTTCAGGAGCTATCTCTCTGATTTTGTCCTTGTAAGATTCTATGGCATTGTCTATTTCTTTCTCGTTGTCGCCGCGCACTATCTTGCCCACGTTGTTGTCGCGCATAAAGTCGTCAATCTGCTTTATGCGGTCCTTCATTTCGTCCATAGTCTGCTGCATGTCCTGCTTCAGCTCCTGCGATTTCGATATAAGGTAGCTTATGCCGAATGTCACGCCGGATATGATAAGCCCCGGCAGACCGCCTATCGCGGACCACAAGGAAGCGCCCAATGCCTTTGCGCCCATTCCTATCACTCGGAATGACGCCAATGCGGAGGTCGTAAAGCTGCCCCACATGTTCCTCATCGCGCCCATAGGATTAGCCATCATGCCAGCCATCATCATCCTCAACTGGACAAGCAGACTTCTGGTTCTCATGCCGAATGTGTTCATGCCCGTCTGCTGCTTCAGAAGAGCCGAATAGGTCAGATATTGCTGCTGTGTTATCTTGCCTGCAATGCGCAGACGCGCCAGCTCAGATTGGTTGAGCTGCTTTGACATCATCAGACTACGGAGGTCTGCTCCCGTTATCTTATTCTTGGTAGACAGAATATTACGTTCTATCTGTGTCAGATTCTCGCCTCGAAGCTGTTTCTCCATCGCGCTCTTGGCCAGTCCACCCTTGGTGGAGAGCAAGCTCGAGGCGGTATTGCCCATCAGCGCCCTGCGCATGGCGTAACCTGCCACGACAGCACCAACCGGCAGGGCAAGGGTGTGAAGCGCCTGCACGAGGGCGGTTGCGCCGTCAAGGGCGGTCTTGAAGAAGCTGCCCACAAGGTTGTTGCCGCTCGCAAACTCAGACAGCATGATTTCCCAAGCGTCTTTCAGCTTGTTATAGCGACCAAGAAGGGTTTCGCTGAGCACCTGCTGCATGTTGTAGAACTGACCACCCGCATCGGTCATCTCCCAGAACACGTTCTTCACATCCTCGAAGTCCACGCCGCGGTTCGAGATACGGCTCTTCACCTCACTCGTGCTGACCTTCTGACCTTCCTTCTTGGTGTAGTATTCGCTCAACTTCTGAAGAATAGGAATACCGGCGTACGATATCTGTCTCAACTCCTTGCCGTCAAGCCATCCGCGCGAACGTACCTGACCGAACGCCAATGCTATGCGCTCGAAGCTCACGCCCAGTCCTGACGCCATGTCTGCCAGGCGCTTTGTGGTATCGTAAAGCTCGTCATACTCCACGCCGTATGCTGCCAACTGCTTCACGTCTTTGTTCAGCTCGGAGAAGGTGAACGGAGAGTTCAGTGCCAGCTCTTTCGTCTGATTGAAAAGCACATTGGCATTCTGCACGTCGCCGATGATACTTTGGAGCGCAATGTGCTGCTTCTCAATCTCACCACCAGCCTGGATTATACTCATCGCAAACTGCTGAGCGCCATAAACCAGACCGCCCTGCAAGAACAGCGACTTCAGATCCTGCAACGTAGAGTTCATCCCTAAAGAATGGTTCTTGGCTTGCTCAAAAGCCTTGGCCAAGTCACCCCTCACGTTAGCAGCTGTCCGCGCCACCTCCTGCTGGTGTGCTCGCTCCAGCTCAATGCTCTTCTCCTTCTCGCGGTTCGTCTTCTCCTGCGCAGCGTTTATCGCTCTTTGGTCTTGCAGCACTCGTCCTGCCAGCGTCGTGTCATGTCCCGAGCCTGTGTTTCCCAAACGTCCAAGAGCGTTAAAGTCTCCCGATGCAAGTCTGTCCTTGAGCGTCATAAGGTAGCGCATAATGCCGATAAGACGGCGTATCTCCGCCTCTGTCTTGCTCACATCCGCGCCCAAAGCCACACCACGGCTAAACTCACGTCTCAACGCCCGTACCTTATTCCCAAGCGAGTCATAACGAGCTTCCGCTGCCTTTATCTCAGACAATCTCTGTTTGTTGTCGCGTAGTATCTGCTTTTCGTTCTTCCTGTCCTGTTTTTTGTTAGCTCTCGTAATGGCATTGTTCAGCTTGTCCTGCTCCGACTTGGCGTTGCCAATTTCGTTTTTGAGTATCTTGTACTCAGAAACTAATTCCGCTACCGCATTCTTGCTACCAATGTCGGCATTGTTGAACTTGTCGCGCATTTCCGTCAGTTTCGAAATGGCACTCTCCGCTCTTGATGTGTCAGCACCGACCTTAATGCCTTGTCTGGCAGAGTCGTTGAGTTCGCGTATCTTTCTGCTCACCTCGCTTATAAGCTCCTGCAAGCGTCTGTATCTCGCATCCATCGTTTCGAGGTTGCGGTCGGTTGCCACCGCCTTTGCCTTTTCGCGACCATAAGCCTGCATTGCCGTTGATGCCTTGTTTACCTCTACAGAGATATCGCTGAAGAGTTGCTTCATCTTATCGACATCCGACAGCTCTCCATTCTTGTTTGACATTGCCGCTTCCATTCGCGCCACAATGCCGCCAAGTCCAGAAATACGCTCTCCGAACATTGAAGTGTTATATCCCTTTTGCGCACCTTCGTTCATAAGGTCGCGCAGCTTGGCGAGTTTTTCACGTACGCTGTCTATGCGTGCGTCCAGCTTCGAGAAGTTATTGTCAAGGTCAGACAAAGGGTTTGGCTTTTGGAGCCTGCCGATGATAGAGTCAACATCCTTGAGAGTCATCGCCCAAGTCTTGCCATACATACCGAGCACATGAGAGGCGTCGGCTCCTGTTTTCTTGTCGATCTCAAGTCCGAGCAGTTTTTCTCTGAAATTCTCCACGAGCCTGGTGGCTTCCTTTATCTTCCTCGTGTCCACATTGGGATTCGAAGACTTTATCTCACCTATCTTTCTCTGAGCGATGTCTATTCGCTGTAACAGAGAAAGATAATCCAGTGCCTTTCTTAGATGAGGAAAGATGTTCGAAAATTCTTTAGGGTCGTACACGCCCTTGTTACCCAACGCAGCTTCCCTGGCAGCAGCTCTCGCCTCTTTTATCTTCTCAATCGCTACATTCGCCTCGTTGAGGATATCTACGTACTTGCGGCCACCATCCTCCTTAACACCGAGAACAGCACTCGCTTTACCCCTAAAAGCGTTAAGAATCTCATCCACCTCCACCTTATAGCGAGACGGTCCCTTCGGCGCCACCGCAGCCTTACTTTCTGCCGCACTCTTTTCCCTCTGAGCGGCAGAAGTTGCCTTCAACTGCTCCTCCTGTTTCTTTAAGGCATTGGTCTGCTCATTTGTCGCATCGGTGGTTTTCTTACTCTGCTCTTCCTCTTTCTTCAGTGATTCAACAACACCTTTTTCGCTCGATAAGAACTTTTCATAGGAACTACTTATCTTGCTTATTTGTTCATCCAAACTGTTAGCCCAAGCGTAAGCCTTACTGAGATCCCCACTTCTCAGATAATTCTCACCCGCACTCCTAATATCAAAAAGCGGACTCAGTGTTTGGTGGTATTCGGCTTTCTCCTTTGGAGACGATCTGGGAGCCGTTTCATGGAGACGATTAATCTCTGCATTTATTTTTCTGAGTCCATTCATTGCGCTTTTGACAGCTTCAATTTTGGCATAGATTCCCTCGCCTGTTCCCGACAGGCCTCCAAAAGAGATTTTTCCCAACGACGAGTGAATCTTTCTTAATATGAACTCATACTCCAAAAGCTCTTTCTTTCCGAAACCTCCCGTCAAGGTACCGAAACCTCCCCTGATATTTCGTATAGCCTCAAATACCGTCTGCAACTCCTTCGCCTCTTTTGTCGAGTCACCGACAGCCTTCTTCAGTTTGTCCAGGAAAGCCACATTCTTTCCCGCAGGATTCTCCTCGGCAAGCTTCCTCAAGCTCTCCTGCGCCTTCTTTGTCTTTGCGTCTACACCGGTCATGCCGTCTGCTATTCTATTCAGCTCCTTTGACACAGCGTCCCTAATTCCAAGACTCAACCACAAACTACCAATATTTCCGTCTGCCATAACATCCTTACATTATCCTATTTTAAAAAACAATCCTTCTCACTCTCCTCATAACGGCGCCAGCCCCCAAAAAAAGCGAGGAGCAGCAGCCACATCCAGCCCACTGCTCCTCGCCCCCATTCCTGTCCTTAGCTCCTGCTACGCTGACACAGCCGCCTTTGTAAGCCAAGCAACGCTCTTCAAGCCAGCACCCTCAACAGAACCGCTAAACTTGAATGCAACAGGCTTGGTTCCTGTCTCATCCCACTGCATAGTTGCATAGAGCGAGAGGTTTGTGATGACCATCAGGTTCTCCTTTGTCTCGTCTACGATACAGATAGTACCGGTCATCTTAAACTTCTTTGTCTCCAATGCGGTACCGGTATAACCCGTTGTAACGTCAAGAGCCGCATCGCCAGAACCCTTGATGGTAAACTTGGTGATTTCGCTGACAGCGTCCTCGCCGAACATCGCAGAGAGCAAGTCCTTGGCTTTGGAAGGAACAACCAACTCTACGTTAAAGTCACCAAGCTCTGCGGTGGTCGCCCAGTCGCCGCCAAGACCGATTACCTTGTAATGATTGACAGTCGGGTCTTCCATCGTTGCCTTCAGTGAGTCAACCTCCACGGGAAGCTCCAACTCCGGGGTAAACTCGATTGTCCCCTTCGACAGGTCTATCAGACTCTTTGAGTACAAGATAGACTTAGGACCTACAAATCGGTCTTTAAGCTCAAGAATTTTCTTCATTGCCATAATCCTTAATTTTTTTTTTAATAGTAAATTATCCCAAAAACATTCATTCTCATAATATCCAGCCGGCAAGCAGCCTATCATAAGCTTCTCACCTCGTCCTCAGCTGTCCCTGCACTATAGTCACCGCAAAACCGTCACCGTCGTCCGTTTGCAGCGTAACGCGCGGTTTCATTACGATGATGTTGTCCGTCGAGATCGGAAACTTTTTCATTACCGCACTGACCTTCTCGGACACCGCAGACACGTCAAACGCCCCAGGATTCTTTGCCGACACCTTGTTCCTCACATATATCTCTATCTGAGCCGTAGTGGTATAGTCATTGAACGTCCCCTCACTGTTCATCTCATTGTTAAGAATCACAGAAGGAAATACCACCACGATATAGCTGTCTGGCCTGTCACTCACAGCCTTAGGACGGTCATGGGCATAAACCCTGTCGCAAACACCCTTAACAGCATTCCCGACATCATAGTACATATCTTTAATGTTCATGCCTTACGTATATTTTGTGAACTTCGATACGGATTTTACGTGATCCACAACCTTCACCCTTATGGCGCAGTTCGCAATGGCTATAGCCATATCATCCCTTGCTGCACTCATCATGTTGTGTATGTGGTTCAGGGCGTCATACTGGGCATATTCCACAGGGCAGATACATAACATCTGCCATCTCGCACGGCTCTTGGAAGTCATGGAATGTATTCTCGCCCTTCCTAACGTCGGGCCATACTGACCGCCATGTCCTTCCGTTCCGACATACCTGCCAAGCGAGTCGGCATCAGAGCCGTCATAGTATTTGTCGAGAGGATAAGCCTGCCCCTTTCTCAGCGTACGCATCGTCGGGTTCTTGCCCTCGGTAGTGACAATGTCTATGAGTTCACGGTCTTCGTATATGCCTATGGTAAAGGAACGATAGGCATTACCCGTAATGTTCCTCATGCCAGCCGCCTGCATATAGTCCTCAACACTTGCGCAAATCTCACGTGCCGCCTTATGTAGCAGATCCTTCATCGTCTTGCTCGCTATAATCATAAGTTTAGAACTTACAGTAGCTCTGAATTGCTCACCCAAAGAATCTCTCTTAGCCATACAATCCTCCTTTTTTTCTTCCTACAAACGGTGTCAGCCCCAACAAGCAGCCCCTCAGATAGGCTCAGAAAGGCCCAGTGAGGCCCATCGCCTAAAGCGCCTTCTTACACCCTCCTCAGACTCCAGTACACCACGGTCCTGTTATTATCTCCCTCGCAGTCCTTCACCATGCCTTCCTCGGTATGGTTCCCGACCCTCACTCTTATCGTGTCGCCGTCAAGAGGAAAGCCACCCGCCTTCCAGTCGTCGAACCTCATTGGTATCGAAGCCTTTCTCTTGTTCTCGTCCACGTTCTTGTCACCGGTCGTCGTTGTGTCCGTAAAGCTCCTGCCTTTACCGTCGTAGAGCACCACCTCCTCGTCGTTCACGGGAGCGTCGTCGTCAGCGAACGGATTGTCCTCGTCGCCCTTTCCGGGCACAAGCCTCACTATTGTGACCCTGTGAGGATAGCGTGGGTTGTTGATGATTCCTGTCTCCATGATGCTGCGTTATCTGATTATGTGAGGAACCGGCATCCCGCATCCGTCACGGGACGCACGCTTCACGCCGTGAGAAGTCATACGGAAGGTCGATTTGCGCTTGAACACCGAACTCTTGTCCAGCTCCTCGTAGATGGCGTTAGCCTCCGCCTTCAAGGCAGCAATGTCCGCCGAGGACAGTTCATATCCTCCCTCCGTATGACTCCAGTTATTGTCGGCATCAGAGGTATTGTTCACCTTGCTCGCACCAAGGACATACCATTTCAGCATGTCGGCATAAGCCAGCCGAACCTTATCCTTTTCGCAGGAAAGATATTCCATACCGCCGTCCAGCTCCCTGTCCACCAAGATGGACAGCAGAGCCGCACGGGGTATACCGAACCTCACCTTGTTGATAAGGTAGTCAGCCACCGAAAGAAAACCATTCTCCGAAGCCATAATCATTCTCTCAAGTTACGTTAAACCATCTAACCCTTCTTTGTGATGTCGATAATCCAGCGATAGGGGAAGTCCAGCATCGCAGGGACCGAAGCCAAGAAAAGGTCTGTCTTAAACTCCTTGAACATACCGTTGGCGGTTGTCATGTTACGGAGCAGACCAAGACCGTCGTTGGTGGTAGCCCAAGCCACCTCCACGAGCTTATTGCCAAGAGCCTCGAAGATGCGCTTGTCCTGAATCTCCTTGCGCATAAACTTGAAGCACTTGCCCGCAGGACGAAGCACCACAGTGCCGTTTGCCCAACCGTGAATCACCTCTACCGAACCGTCGAAGCGCATGTTCTGCTCCTGCTCGTCCACAATCTCGATAGTAGAGAGACCCTTGAGGTCCGAAACGGACTTCAGAAACATCTCGCGGTTCGGACCGTAGTTCTGCAAGTAAGCCACGTAGTTCGCTTTAGCCCAGCTCTGCCAAAGTTCGGCCACCTGCTTGTTCTTCAAGAACACGTTGTAGAAGTCGTCCTTGGTCATCTGCCATACAAGAGGGAAGTCCTTGTACTGAATGTACTCCTTACGCCAGTCCTCCTCCATCTTGCGCATCTGCTCCAAGATGTCGCAGTTCGCGTCGTTCCAGGCAAGAGCGCCGGCCTTCTTGAAGTTCTCCTTCGGCACGTTAGCGTCGTAGAGAGGCTCCTGAATGCCGCGCGAAATCTTGTCGTAGTCAATCTGAGCCGTTGAAGCAGCACGAGCCGTCAGGAACGTCATGGTTGAGTCAAGGGAGTCTGTCAGGTCCTGAACCTTGTCCAAGTATGCGTCCACGACGTCAGCGTCGTTGCCGAACTCGTCCTGCAAGAGCTTCTGCTTGTGATAGCGCTCCATGGCGGTCTCACGGAAACCGTCTGCCGCAAAGTCGGGGATGGAAGCCGTATACCACTTGAAGCCTGTCTTGTCCTTCTGGTGACCCTCAGCCAACGGAGCACGAAGGCTCATAAGGGTGGCAGGGGTAAGGTCGCGAGAGCGGACCTTGAAGGTCGCATCACCATTACTGGTGGTAGGAGTGAGATTGGGGTCAATGTCACCCTGGGTCTTATACCAGCCGTAGTTGCAGCGGAGAACACCCTCCTTGTTCAGAAACTTCTGAAGGTACTCGTTGTTACCGCGACCGGAGAAGAACTTCGCAAGCTGCGCAATGCCAATATCTATTTTTGCCATATCCTAAAACAATCTTTTTACGTTAAACGAATAGTGTTAAATGTGCCAGAACTCCGGGTACAGCGACTTGTTCATCGCCTTTACGGCAGGAGGAACGGGTCCCATACGGTCGAGCCACATCACGCAGTCTGGATTCAGCATGCAGAAGTTGATGTTGGTACGAGGCTGGTGAAATTTGTCGCCACCGGCAGGGAAATACGGGAAGTCGTTGTCGCAGGGGGCAAAGCAGTTCGGATTCGTCACCATAGGCAGAACGCTTGCGCCCGCCTTCTCTGCCTCCACAAGTACAGTGCCCGCGGTCAAAGCGCCGAGAGTCTCGCTGAGGGTCACTTTCCATACGTCGCCGGCTGTCGCGTCGGTGGTTGCCTCCACCGCGGTCACGGTCACGCCCTTCGCCTTGGTCGCGAAGTCCTTCTGAGCCACCATAAGGGTGTCGCCCACGAAGGGGATGTGCACGAAGCCGTTGCGAACGATGTAGATGTCAACGTCTGTTGCTGCTCCAGTGGCCTTGCCTACCTCGTAGGTCTTCAGCACCTTGATGGTAGCGCCAGGACCGTCGTTGCCCTTGGTGAAGCCGAGATCATGCTCAAAGAGGTCGCCCGCGTAAATCTTTGCGGGACCATTGAACGGATTCACAAGCTTACCGCCGATGGGCGGATGCACGAAGGCGTTCTTGATAAGTGCCTCAAGACCGGCAAACACGTATCGGGTGCCGCCTACCTCACCCTCTGTCTGGATGATGGTCGCACCGTGGTTAAGCATACCACGCGTTGCCATCTGGTCCATGTACGAAATTGAAGTGTTGTCCATAATCTTTTTACCTTGATTTTTTGTTGTTATCCTGTTACTTCTTGGCCGAGTCGTCATTGCCATCGCCGAAACGCTTCTTGCGACGGGCGGCTATCTCTTCCATAAACTTGTCATCGTCACCGCCTCCGCCAGGGCTGCTGGTGTGATTCTTGCTGGGGATGCCCTTCTCGCCGGTCGCTTCCTTGAAGTCGGCGGTATAGATCTTCTCGGCCTCGGACACCAGATCGTCGATGTCGGCATCTTTGTCTGGTATCTCTAATTTCGAAAGCGAGGTCTTCAAGAAGAAGCCGTTAAGCTCCAGTCCGGCCTTGTCGAACTTTTCCTTCAGTCCTGCCTTCACTGACTCGAGAGTCGCCTTCCTTGCGGCTTCCTTGTCACGTTCTGCGCTGGCTTTCTCAAGGGCTTCCACCTTGGCGAGCAACTTGGCGATTCTGTCGTCGTCTCCGCCGTCATCATCGTCATCGTCATTCTCCTTGGCGCGATTACGCTTACGCTTGCGCTCCTCCTCTTCCTTCTTCTTGCGCTCGGCTTCCTCTCTGCTCTTCTTCAGCTCGTCAGCTATGTTCTTGTGCAGATTCTTGTCCATGCGCTTGAGTCGGTTTGCCAACTTGGTAACGATTCTGTCATTCTCGTCATCATCGTCACCCATCTCACCAAGAACGTCATTAAGCTCGTCGTCAATGCTCTTCTTGCTGAGTGTGGTAAACTTAGAAGTGTCCTCCTTCTTGTTCACCAATTCCAATAGTTCCTCTATCGTCATTCTGATTTGTGTTTATGTAAAGTGAGTCCTTCACCTTACTAATTGCATAAATATACATTTTATATCGCAAAAATACGCATAAATATACATCTATCCAAGAAAAATCCATTATTTTTGCATAAACATACATAAAATATTAAACAAAGCCCCATAAACGCCCCATTATCAACAGGATAACATGACAAAACTCTCACCATACCGCCTACGCGACGGCTCTCCTGTATACACCCAGGAGTACATACAGTCTCTCCGAGACGCAGACAAACGCCACCCCGACCGGCTCAAAATCATAGACCAACGGGGAGGACAGGAACGCATGCTCGCCATCGACGCAGACATCAAAATCGTCGGAGGCTCCCGCGGCGGTAGTAAGAGTTTTAGTTCTCTCATGGAGGCACTGAAGGACATCAAAAACCCCGACTTCCATGCCACGATACTACGAAAGGAGAAAGACGACCTTCAGTCCCTAATCTCCGATTCCTACAAGCTCTTCTCCCAGTTCGGCACATACAACAAGTCCCAGAACGACATGACATGGAACTTTGCCAGCGGAGGATGGCTCAAGTTCTCGTATTTCGAAGGAGCACTAAAGGATTTCGAGGAGCGTTTCCGAGGTCGTCAGTATGCCTATATCTGTGTCGATGAGGGTACACAGATACCGTTCAAGAAATTCAAGTTCCTCATAAAGACCAACCGTAACGCATCACAAATCCGAAACCGCTTCTGGATAACCTGTAACCCCGACCCCGAGTCATGGGTACGCAAGTTCATCGACTGGTGGGTGGACGAAGACGGCTACATCATACCCGAGCGAGACGGAGTCATACGCTACTGCTTCATGGACGGCGACACACCCGACTCTATCTACTGGGGAGACACACGCGAGGAGGTCTACGAACAGTGCAAGGGCATCATCGACAAGCTCTGGAAACCCAGCTACGAAGAACTTGGCTATTCCAAGCTCGAGATGTTCATCAAGTCAGCCACCTTCATACGTGCCGACGTGTCCGAAAACATCAAGCTCATTTCCACCGACGTGTCTTATCTCGCCAACCTTGCGCAGCAGGACGAGGAACAGCGAATGCGCGACCTCGAAGCCAACTGGAACTGGAAGGCGGCTGGAGACGACATGATAAAGATGGACGACCTCGAAGCCATCTTCGACAACGCCGAACAGACCGACGACGGCATCAGACGGGCTTCTGCCGACATCGCTTTCACGGGAGGTGACAATTTCGTGATGTGGCTATGGGAAGGATGGCACTGCAAGGACCTCATCGTGTCAAGAATCGACTCCAAGACACTCGTTTCTGTTGTCCAGGCAAGATTGCGTGAGTGGGGCGTTGAGGAATGCAACTTCACGTACGATATGCAGGGCATCGGACAGTACTTCAAGGGATTCTTCAAGGATGCCGTGCCCTTCAACAATCAGGCTGCACCATTGGCGCAGTCACGAAAGGAGGAGGATGGCATCAAATACCTCTACAAAGACCTCAAGTCGCAGTGCGCGTGGCTCTTCTACAAGATGGTAAAGGAACGGCGCATATCCATAGACGCCTCGCTGCTTGAGCGCAAGTTTTCGGGAGACGGATTCGAGAAATGGACACTGCGCCAGATCCTCCAGAAGGAGCGGAAGATGCTCAGACGCGATGAAGACGGAGATGATAGGGGATTTAAAATTATGCCTAAAAAGAAGGCAAAGAGATACGTAGGACACTCGCCCGACTTCTTCGAGTCTTGGTTCTACAGGATGGTTTTCAGCTTAACAAAGAAAAAACACAATAAGGTAAAAGGATTATGGAGAATTTAAAGGTAAGAGAGATTCTTGTCAAGAAGCCGTTCTTCGAGATTACGCCGGAGGGATACAAGAAGCACGGAGCGTGGACAACCAACATCAGAGAAGACGCAACGCCTAATATGCCGGAAGACTCTGTCTATCGCAACATAAAGACGCAGGCTGACTTCCTGCGCGAGTTCTATCCTACAGGACACCGCATCTTCGACGTAAAGGAATATCCCGATATATGGAAGCAGGACCCCGACACGGGCAAGTGGTATCAGCAGCCCATCACAAGAACGGCGTTCGCCTTCCAGCAGCTCATCCATACGAAGCACGTGCTCCATCTTACGGGCAACGACGTGCAGTTCGAGCTTGCTGACAGCGGAGATGACAGCAGGGAGGAGGCTGACAAGGCTCAGAAATATCTCAATGTATTCAAGAAGGGATGGCTCATGCACGATATGGAAATACGTTTCTTCGAGGCCATCAGCGCATACATGAAGGTGGCTGACTGTGCCATCGTGGGATATTTCGACGAGAACGAAAAGTTCGGAACACGAACGCTATCATACGACCGCGGCGACAGACTCTATCCGCAGTTCGATTCACTCACCGGCGACATCCTGTGCTTCGCAAGACGTTTCAGCGACTTTGACGACGAGGGCAACGAGATAACGGAATGGGTAGAGGTGTGGGACAAGACCAAGTTCTATCGCTTCAAGCGAAGCGTAGCGCAAGGCAAGACACAGAAGGTCATCACGTATGTAGCCAAGTTCTTCGGCATCGACGGATATAATCTCGTAGAAGAGAAACCGCACGGATTCCCGTTCGTGCCAGTGGCTTACGCACGTAACGAGGACGGACCCTGTTGGTTCATGGTGCAACACAACATCGAGGACTACGAGGAAGCCTTCTCTTATCTCTGCGAGAACAACAAGGCATACGCATTCCCCATCTTCTACGTCAAGGGAGACGGAGAGGACGTCAACATCGTAGGAGATGAGGTGACCGGAGCCGTCAAGTCCATTGCGATGAACGACACGGACAGCGAGGCGGGATTCCTCAACGGAACGGACGCGTCCAACGCATTCGCCACACAGCTCAACAAGTCATACGACCTCATCTACGAGCTGTCATTCACCGTCAAGCCGCCTGAACTCAAGTCTGGAGACCTCCCAGGCGTAGCCATAAAGCTCCTCTATTCGCCAGCTCTTGAGATTGCCATGAACGACGCACAGAAGCTACAGCCGTTCCTCGACAAGCTCGTCACCATCTGCAAGTTCGGCATAGGCACGGAGGAAAATTACGTAGCCACAATGACAGGTCTTCCCATCAACGCATGGATATCACCGTACACCCACGCCAACAAGACGGAGCTGATCACAAACCTCGCCACAGCCGTACAAAACCACTTCCTCTCCAAGCAGACCGCCTCTGAACGCTGCCCCGACTTCCCGAAGAACGGAGAGTTCGAGCGCATTATGAGAGAGCAGAAGGAGGAAGACCAGCAAGACCTCCTCATGGATATGCAGCGTGCCGACAACGAAACCGAGAACGCCATAGAACAGCAGGAAGCCACCGCCCGTATCAACAAACAGCAAAGTGGTTCCGACGTCAACACGGGAGGAGGAAGAAAGGCAGGACGCCCCAACCGGTCAGGGAAAGACTGGGACGAGAACAATAATTACCCTGGCAGAAACAACTGGGATGGCTACAATCACAAACACTAAAAAGAGGCTCAGAAAGGCTCAGTGAGGCCCATCACCAAATAATTCCCAACACTATGTCAGCAGAATACGCCACACTTCGCTCCAAGGCGCAGCTCGCCTGCGAGTCACGCATCACAAAGCTCCTCTTCTCTGCCGCCAAGCAAATCACGCAGGCGGCAGGGAAGTACCGTCGCGGAAACGTCCTCTCCAACGAGCAGGCGCTGCTCCGCGAAGCACGTGCCATTACCTCAAGGCTCGCAGACGGCATCGAACGCCAGATCCATGACTACGCCGTAGCCGCCGCCACACACCTCAACATCTCATCGGAAGGAGTAGAGAGTTTCCTAACGTCGGAATATTATGGCAAGACATCGGCACAGCGAACCGCCATATACCTCCGTAACTTCGCCGAAGACATCGTAAGAATGTCCAAGGCAGGCATTATGATGGGTTACACCGACACGCAGCTCCTCTCATCCGTCCGCACCGGCTACAAGAATCCCTACCTCGCCTCTGTCATCACGAAGGCAAGGACAAAGGACATCAGCATAGCCACACCGTCCTACGGCAAAGGCATCTTCCATTCCGCGTTCCAGAACATAACGAGGAACGCCCGCCAGATGGTAGCCGTAGCATGGGGAATAGCCGAACAGCAGTACGGAAAGGAGTCAGGAGCCATAGGCTTCACAGTCCATAGAGGCAGCTCATATCCCTGCGCAATTTGTGATGACGAAACCGCCTACATTCACCACTTCGGCGACCCTTTTCCCCCGTTCCACACCAACTGCGTGTGCTTCATAAAATTCATTTATAACGAAGAAAAAAGATGAATAATGTTGCATATCTCGTTGGTTTTTAGTAACTTTACAGGTGGGGATAGAGAGGATTAGCTACCTCTTGACAAGGCTGTCTCGGTGGGCCTTCCCCTTTATTTAATCATCGGGATTGTTTAAACGCATCGAGTATGAAAGACCAAGAAATATGGAAAGATATACAAGGATATGAGGGCCTTTACAAAATTAGCACTCACGGGAGAGTGTATGCTTATTCAAAGCCAAAGTTTAACGGATTCGTCTATTACAACCATGAAGGCAGGTTCTTGAATTTATCTGACAATGGTGTCGGATATAAGTATGTGCGCCTTCTCGACAAAGAAGGGAAATACAAGAAATACTATATACATAGGCTTGTGGCATCCGCTTTCATTCCTAATCCAGACGAATACCCACAGGTAAACCATAAGGACGAAAACCCGGGAAACAACCATTTGGAAAATTTGGAATGGTGTACGCAAAAATACAATAACCGCTATGGTAACAGAATGAACAAACAGCTTACAACAATGGTTGCGCATAAATTTAATACTCCAATCGACGTTTATGACAGACATGGCAATTTTGTATGCTCATTTAATTTTACGAAATCAGCAGCCAAGTTTGCCGGCATTTCAAGAGAAAAAGTTATAATGGAATGTGATGGCATTGCAGATGCTGAATGTTTTGTCCGTTTTGCCTATAAAGGAGAAAGACCAGCGGATAAATTTGCGAAAAAACAAAGAAAGCGTATGTGTGTATTGAAAATAGCCCCAGACAATAGTTGTGTATCATGGTATAATACGGTATATGAGGCGGAGAAAGATAATAATCTGCCACGATATAGCATATACAAAAAGACTAAGCAATATAAAAATACAGCAATCATAAATAATTTTAAATATACAGTATTGACTTATTAAAAACTAATTATATATGGAAGGTTATTCATTGTCTGTGAATTTCATAAGACAAACAAAACAGTACCAGATGGCTTGTCCAGAGTACAAAATATATGCAGACCTACGGGCTGCGGGCAATTCCATGTATGATGCTTGGATTGTCGCCTTTCAGGGCAAGGGACTCTCATGGCCAAAAGCCGAACTTACAAAGGAAATGAACAAGCTCGAAGCCCTCGACTCAGTACAGACACGCATCGCTGAACTGCAAGGCAGAAACGCCCCTAAGACCGAGGAAATAACAGCCGAGGAGCTTACCAAGGAAACCTCCAAGGAATCCATCCTGCGAAAGCTCGTAGCAGCAGAAAAGAAAGCCAAGAAAGGCTCACCCGACTGGCTCAAGATAGTCTCCCTTATTGCTGACTACAACAAGATCAAGCAGGACGAGATAGACACCGAGTCCAACACCGTCCATTTCCACCTCCCGGTCCAATACCCCAACCGCTGCGAGGAATGCCTCATCTTCCAGAACGGAATGGCAACAGCGCAAAAGAAAAAGAAATAGTTAACCAGTGTTAATGCAAGCTGCCACTCAAGGTAATAATAAAATAATATCGTATTTTTGCAATGGATGTTTCGTATAAGTGATTATTTACATGTTGTTTTGACAAAAAAGCGACTACCAGTGATGGTAGCCGCTTTTCTTTTGCCCTTAGTCCTTCTCTGCAAAGAACCCGATTCCTTCCGAGTTGCCCACGTCCTCAGGAAACTTCTTCCCCGCAACAAGCTCAAGCGTCTTGTTAAACATATCAGCAATAAGCTCGTCATTAAACGTGGGAAGCACCCCAACAGGCGGCAGATTCTTAGTCTCTGCCACCTCCATTATCACACGCAGCCCAAGTTCAAGAGCTGCCTTGTCCTCCACAATTTCAACAAACTTCTCAATCATATTTTATCCTTAATAAAAGTTAACAATAAATATCACAAGCCTCCCTTCAAATACTCACCGAGGTTCACCTTCTTTCCCACTAAGCTACCCTCTTTCTGCTTCTTCCTCTGCCAGTCATCCCAAAGCTTGTCCATCTCTTCCGCCGTATGCTTCTTGCTGCCGTCGGCGTTCTTGGCTTCACCTTTCGGGTACACCACAAGAGGCTGGTCAGCCACCATCAGCCCAATCTGAGCCGCCGTGTAGCCCCACCAGTAGTCGTAAGCCCTTATACCGAACTTACGCTCAAAGAGGAAGCCGAACTTCTCGGCTAACGAGTAGGCTGCGCCCCAGCTTGTTCGGCTTGGATAGCTTTTACTTCCTCCTTTGTCATCGCCATCATCACGTCCGTCATCCCGGTCGCTAATATGGTAAGCAGAGAGCACGCTGTCGATGGAATTTTTTTTTTCGCTACATCCACCACACGAAGTATCTCCACTGCATTCACATCCTTCACATAGTACAGCCAGCGCCAAAGCAGCGCATAACGCAGACGTATCTTCCAGATGTTGTTAAGCAGCACCAAGGCACAAAGCTTGCAGTTGCGCTTCGCCTCGTTCTTCTCCTTCATCACCACATGCGTAAACCGTCGCACCGTGCCATTGCTAAGCCACCCTATCTTCCTCTTCTTACCGAGAAACACCACATCTGTGCTCTCAGCAGCCATCACATCATCCAAAATCTTCTGAATATCCAAAGAAGGCTGCTCTATCTTCTCCTTATCTTCCATTTCTTTCTTAATGTTTATCTTATCACTTCACATCCTCCTTGATAAACCCTACCTCCTCACCATAGTCCTTACCTGTCATCTCTGATATGATGAAGTGCTGTCTAAGGTCAGCCTCTGTCACGCCATACACCTCATAAGCAATACACTTCGGGGTCTTCTTCTTCACAAAGTGGCAGTCGTCCCACAACACCCTACTGAACTTGTTGCTCGAAGGAATGTCATTGTCGTCGAGGTTATTGTCGTTACAGAACTGCACGAAGCTCTCATAGAGCAACGACACAGGAATCCTCAGACCAATCTCGTTCGACACACGGCGCTGGTGTTTGATGTCGTAAGCCATCAGCCAGGAAAGCACCGGCTGGCTCTTCAGATAAGCCATGATACGATGCTTCTTCGAACCCTCTGCCTCAGGGAATCTGAAGTGACGCTCTCTGAGCTTCCTCTCACCCTCAAGCAGCCAGTTGAATACACCGGAAAGCTCCTTGTTGATAATCTTCGAAGCCAATTCAGGGTCCTGCTTCTCCTTAGGCACGGTCACCTCGAAGTTCACATACTGCAAGCGGCGTATCATACCAAGAGACGTGTCGTTGCTCTCTGGCTCGCTGTTAAGACTGAAGATAAGGTAAGGCACAGAACGCGACTCAAACACGTCCTCGCCAAGCTTTCTGTAAGTAATAGGCTCGCCGCTCACAAGGCGCTTGAACATACCCGTGTTCTTCTTGCCGAACTTGCGGACGTCAGAATCGCTCGACCAGTTGAAGATGGCGTTACGGATAGGATAGCGACCGCGCATGCCCTCGTCACCGTCGGCGGTCAGGTCGGCATAGTCCATCTTCGATATGCGGTCAGGACCGAACAGCGCACACATCACCTCGAAGATGACGCTCTTGCCGTTAGCACCCGAACCGATCATCATCAGACACAGCTCTATCTTGTTCACCACCTTGCCGTCGTACACGTTAAAGGCGTCACCACGCTGGACAAGACCAAGACCGAGGAACATCTGGAGGATGTCACGCGAGTCCTTGTCTGGAAGCACGTCCATAAGGAAGCGGTTCCACAGCGGGCACTTCGCCTTGGGGTCAAAGTCGTATGGATGATAGTACGTCACGTGATAATGCGGAGAGAATGGCATCGCCTCGGGCTTCGTCTTGCGGGATAAGGTGAAGTCCACAACGCCGTTTCTGAACGCCACGATGTCAAACTGAGGCACAAGAGTGTTATAGTTCTTTATCGTCGCGATGAATATCTCCTTGCGAAGGCTCGTACGGTTCATCACCGGCGCCACACAGAGCTTCTCCAACAGAAGCTGATACGCCTGTTCGATGACGCTCACGTCCACCACCTCGTATATCCTGCCGTCGAACATATAGAACGCAAAGGCAAAATATTTCACAGGGCAGTTCTTTGCCAGCTCGCGTATGTTACGGCAGAAACGAGCCAACATGTCGTTATACTTAGCGCTGTTCGTATTGCCCCAGTCGCCACGAAGAGCCTGAAACTCATACTTGTCGTCCATGCTCATCGTGAGAAGCTGCGAAAACAGCATGTCGATATACTCGCCGCTACTCTTTGCCATCTACGTCCTCCTTTCCGCTTCCGCACTCCTTCTCCGTCGCATCTACGGCCTTCTCTCCGCTACGCTTCAGATACTCCGTCAGAGCCTTGCACTTGTCTGCCTGATACTGCTCGTCCCCCACCACGGAGGTGTCCATATACATGCTCGTAAACACTAACTTCGAGTTCTCGCCGTCAACGCCGGTCACTCTCCAGTCTCCACGCCCGTCCTTCTTTACGTCAAGCGCCTCGATGGCGTCATAGGCAGTAGTGCCAAGCATAAACTCCACAGCCCAGTCGCCGCCGATAGTCTCCACGCGGATATAGGGAAGCCCCGAACGGCTCAACTTCTTACACAGCTCCTTATTCGTCCCGTTCATTTCACGGAGCCGAGCCATCTCCTTCTTACTCAAAGTCTTAACCTTCTTCATAATCAGGAAATTACCCGAATAAACCTTCTTACCAAAATCTATCATAACAATAATCCTTTTATAACATTTAACAATAATTAATCATCACCAAGCAGCCCTCACAGCCCTAACCTCCTGCCATACTCCGCTATCAGCAGCGCATCGCACGTGTCAAGCGTCACCTTTCTGCCGAGCTTCGGAAACAGCTGCTGAGCCTTAGCCTTCAGCAGATTCTTCCATTCTCTCTTCGTGAACTTCCCCGAGCTGCCCATCTGGAACGCCTTCTCCCACTTGTTAGGGGTAACGTCCTCAGTAGGAATCTCCAACGCCAGAAGCGCCATCTGAAGATGGCCGAAACCCTTACCGAAGTTAAACATCGCATGAGCGCCGTTACCCGGCATACCGCCGACCCTCTCCAACACGCAGGCACTATCGTCCTTATAACGACGAAGAAAGTCCAGCAAGTCACGAGCAGTCCCCGGCATCTTCACCACCTCTACAACCGATCCGTCAGCCGAAAGCACTGCAATGCCCCCATGCACCCCAGGGTCAATCCCTATATATCTCTTCTCCATACGTAATATTTATTTTTATAGTTATCTTATTCCTTTTTTTGTAAGCTTTTGTAAGCGATTTTCAGCTTTTGTAAGCGAATTTCAGCGGTCGGTAGCGGTCGCAAGCCTCATCATCACCTCTCGCAAACTCCTCCTTCTCGCCTCTCCAACAGGCAGGAGGACTGTCAGCGTCCTCCTCCCGAAACATAACACAGTCCCTGCACTTCATCAGCTTCCCTTCTCCTCTCCGCATTCCTCTTTCGCCTTCTGTGCTGCCCCTACCAACAGGTCAAAGAAAGCGAACAGCACCTTCTCCTGGTCAAGCCCCACCGCCCGTGACACATACGCCACAGTAACACCCGCGAAGTCCGCAATAGCCGACAATATCTCGTCGCCAGGCATCGCCCCGTCCGTCTCGTTAAACACCTCCACGAACTTGTCATAAAGAGCCATACGCTCCTTGCTATAATCCTTCTTTCTTGCCATATCTCTGTTCTTTATGTTTGTTGTTTCTTATGCGCCCTCCCTACGTGCCACTTGCTACAAATCATTATAATCTTCCTCACTAATTTTGTACAATCCCGCACTCTCGGAGTAATAGCCGTTACTTGTTCCAAACCATCGAATAGTGACATCTCCATGGAACGTTGCTAAATGATAAAATGTCCAAGTATAAGTAGCTTCAATACATTCTTCATCTACAGGATAGTCGTCATTTAACTCTTCCGCTGTCAGCATTTCCTCATTCAGTAAATCAGCAAAATCGCCGCAAATATCATCTATAGATACATTCTCGCAACACTCTTGGTCGTGCGTCATAATGTAAATTTCTCCATCAGCGGTTTTGAAAAGCAAAGCATCGTTTGAGTCATAGAAGCATCTCTCGACATTAACGAGTGTTTTCCCTTTTAGCACATCAATGTCACAAATGTTACTAAATCCTAAATACATAAGCTATTCCTCCTTTAAGTTGTATTTTTGATAGAAATCACGGCAAAGAAAGTTGCTTACACGCCTTTTTAGACTGTCAGGAACTTTTGCAGACCAATCATGATTAATAAGCTTTTCAAAAGCGATAGAGTTATGCAAATCTATCATCTCCTGTCTGTCAGCATTATCAAGCACAATTTCTGTTGCGTATTTCTTAATGTAATCAGAAGCAACAACAACTTGAGCGCCAAACAACTCTTTGCAATAAAAAGAACATGTAACAAGGTCGTTGTTTACAAATTCTTCTATTTGCATCAAACCCGCGGGAGATTTTATATAGATATTACTATTGGGAATTCGTATAACAGACTCGCAGTTTTTCCAAAATATCAATCCTTTTTTTATCTTTGACTTCTCTATCATAAGCTATTCCTCCTTATCTTTTAGTTCAACGAAATTACCAATACCCAAACGAGCCTTGTTGATGCAAGACGCAATCCAACCAATCAGATAGGCAGAAGGTTCGCCGCCGTGCTCCATACCAATAGCATCCTCGATGGCATCGCAGGCATGAGAAGCCTCGTGACAACAAATCCCCATCCTCATAGAATCCTTGCTTGCAAAATTAATAAATGAACAAAGCTTCTTATTCGCCTTTTCCCTAACTTCATCGTAGGTTATTGCGTCAGAATTGGAGAAATCAACTTTCAAAACCTCGCCATTTCTACCTTCAAAACACTTGTTGGCATCCTCTTGGTTCATACCAATAGAGACACATATCATTCTCGGATAGATAACAGGGTCGTATTCGTAATATCCTTTCTTCTTCATACAACTACTGCAAACCTTGACGTTTAAACTCGTTCTGGTAATATTCGTCTATACAAGCCTTAGCCACACTTTCGCTCATTTGCTTCGCATGCTCGTAGGACACAGAATCATCCACAAACATAAGATCTACACTCATACTATTCATTTTCTCCAAATCCTGTTTCTTATAGTGGTCAAGACCCACTTCTAATGCTTCGATGGCATTCTCTGCCTGAAAGAAGAAATCCTGATACTCATCATGATGGCGATGGTAGTCGTTACAACAATACCGCATAACTCCAGCCTTGCACAATCCAGTCATACCTGCCTTGTCCGAAAGCAGTCGTAGCTGTATATCTTTCACTTCTTTTTCTTTCTCAATACTACCTGACACTTCAAAAGCGCTCAGGCTTACGATAAATCTATAATTCTTCATATCTCAACTATTTATTATGTAATCTACCTATATGATACATAGAGCAAACCCTGCACAAGTAAGGATGCCAGCCAAGTGCCTTCAGCTTCGGATTCTGATTCAGAAACTCCCAAGCATCATCCTCCGTATCATACCCTACCTTCTGCTTCCAAGAACTGCCCTTGCGAGTCCAATGGCGAGGATCAGGACGGAATGTGGAAAACGGCGCCTTGTTACGATACTTCCCTTTACTCATAACGCTAATTCCTATAGTTGTTACCTACAATCCACACGCTCAGTCCCACATTCAGCAGGAGCATGAGGAAGACGATGGTCCAGTACTGCCCGTCGCTCAACTCCACCGACACATACTTGAAGTCAGAGAAGTCCTTGCGCTTCCATTCCTTCTGCACGATAGGCTCTATATAGGAGACAAAGGCGCAGAGGTCAAGACGATTGCTCATAAACCAGTCACGGCTCTTCACGGCAAGCACCGGCGAGTCACACCAGGAGAAAGCGTCACTCCATGTCACGCGGTTGTTCCTGTCAAGCCCCACGCACACCACAAGCTCGTTCTTGTTGCCACCCTGCCAGTACGAGCGCTGCTTCTCCACAATGGATATCGGCTTGTCACGGAAGAACAGCAGATACAGACGAAACTGTTTCTGAGGTCCGTATCGCGCATTGAGCACACGGACGGCACGCTCCTGACGGGCGGAAAACTTGGCCCCGAGTATAGGGCATTGGTCGCGCAGCCATATCTCAGGGTAGTCATACAGCCCGATACGACGAGCATCCTCCTTGCTGATATCCTCAAACTTGAACACCGAGCGCGAAGCCTTCACCTTGTTCTCGTATTCGTGCTCGCGGGTCACAGGATATAGAGTAACGTCACGACCGTCCCACGGATAATCGTAAGCGTCGCCGTCGCGGGTGTCATAGTCACGGTGCATGTCCACGAAGACAGGAGAAGCAGCCAAACGCTCTTTCATAGCAGAGAAGACGTCATTTGAGCAGTCACGCTCACGTCCGGAATGGTCGGAATAAGCCCATTTCTCAGAATGCTCCTCTGTCACGTAGTAGGTCTTGGTATGAGTGTTGCCCTTTGAGTCTGTATAGGTACGGGTGTGTGCGACAAGCTCGTTCCACGGCTCATAATAGCGTATCTTCGTGACATAGCTGCCAAGATACTCCGTATCACTCGACTCGGCACGCTTGAATGTCCACAGCAGACCTACGCCCACAAGCAGCGAAGGGACGATAAGCACAGCGTGCTCCCACCACGTCGTCTGCTCACGGAAGAATATCAGCAGGAAAGCCGACACGAAGAAAGGAAGAAGAAAGACAAGGACCTCCATAAGCCTACTTCTTATTGCCGAACAAATCCACGTCGTTGTCCTCGCCCTCAATCATCACCTCCTTCGAGCGCGACGACGAAATCACCTTATACTCTATAGGCATCGTGTTAGACACGAACCAACGCGCAGGATAAGTACGGGTGAGCGTCTCATGTTCACGGATGATGTCAAGCATACGCTCCTGGGCGGTCTGAAACTCCGAGCGCTGTATCTCTATCGACTGCATGAGGTCACGATATAGCGACACGTCGAAGTTAGGGTTGCTCTCCTTTATCCATTTCATCATCGTACCCTTGTCGTTCTGGTAACGACCGGCGATGAGCTGCGGATAAATCTTCTCGAAAGTCCCCTTGTACTCGTCAGTCACCTGAGCCTTCTGCTGGATGATCTTCCACATCTTGTCATGCACGCCCTCAATCTTGCCGCGCTGAGCCTCAGCCTGCTGACGAAGCGAAATCTCGCGGTTGTTGTAACTGAAATAACCCGCCACCAACGTACCGATGATGATGGCAAACACCAGCAAAGCCGATGCAAGGATAATGTTCTTAGTATTCATATTCTCTATAATTGATTAATGATTAAAATAAACTACCTTCAGCCTCCACATATCCGAGACGCTTCAGCATCTTGCGGATATAGTCCAAGCCACGCTGATACACGAGAGTCTTGATGTTGATCCTCGTCTCGCCGCTCGGAACCGTATACTTCTGCTCGATGGTCCTGAAATAACCGCAGTCTATGTATCTCTGGTAAGGCACGTTGCCGCCGTTGAGAATGCCCTGCTCACGCAAGATGCAGAACAGCTTGTTCCTGCCGACATTCTTGAAGTGCAGAGTGTTCGCGATAAGCTTCATCTCAATCGCAGTCTTGCTCTCAGCGACAGCATCAAAGAACTCCACCTTAGGCTGCTGCACCTCAAGCTGCTTCTGCTGAGCCTCTATCATCTCCTGCTGCTTGGCAGCAAGCATAAGAGCCTGAGCGAACGACTGAGGGACTCCGCTGCTCTGACGTATCTGCTGTTCCATAGCGTTAAAGGCATTCATGTACTCCAGCTTGAAAGCCAAAGCCTTCGCCCCAGTAAAGCCCATAGCCAAGAGAGTAAAGCCGTCCCGGTTCATCACGTAGAGAGGCAGCTTCTTCACACCGCCACCAACAGGCATCGGCTGTTCCACCTCCGTAAGGGCAAACATCTTCGCAAGTTGCTGGTTCTCAACGAAAAGGGATTTTTCCCCTGTCGTAAATAAACTTTTTATGGCTTTAAGAACGTCGCTATGCTCCTTGCCAAACTTCTCCGCAACAATCGCACTCGTTGTCAGCGCCTGATTGTCGCTACTCCTAAATACAATCTCTTGCATATTATTAGATTTAAAGTTGCAATTATTTCTTTGTTTTGTCAAGTTCCATGATTGTAAGAACCGCGTAGTTGGCGAGGTCAAGCAATGAGTCTCTCATACTCTCGCCCTTCACCTTCGCCTCGTCAGACATCAGTGACTTCACGCGCTTCAACTTCTCTGCCATGTGTCCGTAGGCGTATGTCATGCCGCACTCCGCAAACAATTCCGAGAAACTATTGCCGTAATCGGAACTTTTAGCCTTGAAGGTGTCGTACATGCCGTTGGTAATGTCTCGGAAGGCATCGGCATCTCCAGTTGGCTGCTTAGTAAACGCGGAAGGCTTTGCAAGAACGCCAACTGGGTCAGAGGTAAATCCGTAATACTCCATACGGAATCTTTTACAGCCGCTACGACTGCCGGCAAAAAAGGTGTTGTACGCCCAGTTGTTCTTCGGGTTCTCCGTACTGAAAATAGGGTAGAAATCAGCGTCGATGGCACGTCTTCCGTGTTGCATCACGTCGTACAGGGATATGTAGAGCGGTTTCTTCCCGAGCGCATCGCTGCGCACCTTGATGTACTCGCCGAACCATGCGCAATGCGGGTCTTTCTTATCGGCGGAGCTTATCAGTTTCGGACCGCCGCACACCTCGAAAAGCGGCACTTTGGGTGTCACATAGTTTTTTTTGTCTCCGTGCGGAGTTTTCAGCGTTGTCAGATACTGGATAGACTCACACATATCCGTAGCACCTCGAAAGCTCGCTACTTGATACTCCCTCCTGATTATATCGTTGGGCATCCTAAACTTCAAGCCCTTCTTAATGTCCTCTCTGTTAATCATTGTTACTCTCCTTTCTTTGATTCAACCTTTTTCTATATTAATGTCTCACCACGCCCCTCAATATCTTTAGTTGAAAGGTAAAATACCTTATTTTCAATCTCGTCACAAGTTACTCTTACAAAGGATCCTAAATGATGAGGTTTAGAGGAGGTCTTAAAATACTCTCTCGGACTATCTACAACCTTAAAAAAAGGACGACCTAAGGTTGCAATGATTTTAAATCCTTCAAGAGTCTCTAAATCTGTCCTGTACCTCGGTAATACAGGACAGTCTTCGCCCATTATTTGACGATGACGAAATCTTGCCACCTCTTCTTCGTATTCTCTCAATCTGATCGGAAGAATGAACTCTAAACCTATCTTAATATCTTCTTTCTCAATCATTGTTACTCCTTTCTTTGAACGGTACCCATATCTCCTCCATCTCTTCACAACCGCATAGCAGCCATGCCACAAAATGCAAAAGTTAAAAACTTTAACATTCAAACCACACCAGACTATCCAGCAAGACTATTGCACAGCAAAAGACAAATCGCTAACTTTGTCCCCGCAATAAGACCTATCACCATACGTCATAAGACCTACTGGCAAGCCTTTTTACATTGTTCACGCAAAGCCGTTCCAAGCTATGCAGTTCCCAACAAGACTTATGCAGCATCCGATGCAGCTTTTTCTCCCTATATGTCGGGTAGGTGCAGCTATTCTGCTTAAATCCCTATACCCTACATACACGCACACACAAAGATACGTAATAATTATCCTTCAATACTGCACTATACCGATAAAACAACATAATTTGCTGCATAATTCCCTCCATACGATGCAAGATAAGCTGCATCATTACAAAACGCATCATAACAATGTTCCCGACACCCGACCATACGACCCCAAACAAAAAACCGAAACCCAATATGTATATATATACAGGTTAACAGTCGTTCACAGTCATTCACAATGAATTAACATCAAGTATTAATATTCACTATTTATGCCCTACTAAAAGACCAGAAAGACAAATATAAGGTGTTAATTGTCAGTAAGTTAGAAAAAAAGAAAAAATTTTCAGGTGAAGTGACTACAAAGCGCCAAGCGTCCGCCGTCGGGGGGGGTGGGGGTCATTTTGTCCATATTATATCATATAATATTTGTTAAAACGCCAATTTGTAACAATTTCAATGTTTCACACTCCGTCATATTATTATTTTTTGTAACTCGTTGATTTACAACACATTTACATTATTATATTATTTTCCATGACTGAATATTTATCCATATTGTAATGTTCCACGAAAGTTAAACTTTTCTAACAACTGCCACTTTGTCACTGACAATTAAGGTATTTTAAGTTAATTTTGTCACTTTGTCAGTCTTTATACACTTGATGAATATTTATTCACACCAAAATATTGCTAACCTATTATATATCAATGAGTTAGCTAATTGTTAAAAATGTTAATTCAATATTTAAGGGTATGATATTTGCTTTTTATAGGGTGACAGCAGTCAAAGGTTAGGCACACACTATGTGTGCCGTGGCTTACGTCCCTGTGTGTATACGGCACATACCGCACCGCACACACAGGAAACAATGCGGTATGTGGTCACGCTGAAGGTAATAGGTGTGGAACTTCTTAGTTCTTTGATTTTATGTAACATAAACAGGGGTGAGCCTAAAAGACCCACCCCCACGAAATGAAAGCTAAGCGAATAGCTTGCAACCAATTTAAACACCGCAAAGATATTAAACAATTTAATTATGAAAGCTAACGAAGTAAAGAACACAGTAAAAGAGAACGTAAACACAGTTGAGAACGCCCAAAAGTTGGCAAAGGCACAGGATGAGCCTTCATACGTTGAGATGTTCCGCCCGTGGGTAGTAGGCGCTTGTGGCGGTCTCGTTGACGACTTAACACAGGCTATCAACGAGACAATAACGGACGCTAACGAGACGGATGAACGCTATAAGCAACTTTCCACGGACTATGAGAAAGCAAAAGCCCGTTTTGAGGCTTACCAACTCAAGACCGTGAACGAAGACCGCCAAACGCTTAAGGCTTTTAAGAAGGCCGTAGCGGTTGCAGTATTGGAAGTAGCAGAACGCACCAATACGGGCAAGTGGTTCACATACCGCAAATTATACGGTTTAGGACTATTAAACGGAATGCCAAAACTCATTAACACCCCTAATAAGGTTAACAGTTTTGTCGCTAAGGCGTTCGTATTCATGCAGCAATACGCTAAACGTTCTTCCGAACTTGCACGCAAAGAACGTGCACTCAATGCAGCTATACAGGACTTTGGCATAACGAGAGAGCAAGCCGAAAAAATGTATCTTGCCGGACTTCTCAAAATTTAGAAGACATTACACAGGGGTGGCTATAATAGCCACCCTACAACAAGTCTAAATTTAAGTAGGGCGGTTATTTGTCGCTCTACTTAAATTTTTCTTGCAATTCATTTTGAGTTGCAAGCGGTTTTTTGCGTCCTTATTTTTCCAGAGCAATTTTTCTCCCTTACTGGATTCTCCCCACTACAAATTTTCCCCACACGTTTTTGGATACCTCATCGTGGTGTGTGGGTGTTCCTCGCTATGTCTTTTCTGACAAAGCGTGCTAAATTCCAAAAGAAGTAGTTCTAAGGTTTTATTTTCATAAATGGTGACACGTGTCGGACGTGCCACGCCCTTTGTTATGGGATTTCGCAAGCAGGATTTTTCTATAAGGAAATATACGGAAAGGTCTTGAACTACGAAATTTGAAACAAAGGGAGAGTTTCATAATTCATATTCTACGTTTTAAGAGCGTTCACGTGAGATTCGTGAGAAATCGACCTCTATCGTGGTGGATAGAGTGAGCAACCTACATGAACGTATGTTTCATACGTTACGGCTCTGCAACAACTAACATACCGATGTGGAGACATCTAAAACACTATGCAGTTTTTTAGTATAACTGCAAAGAAAACTGACGCTGCCACTGCGTTACGTGGTAGGGTGTGAGCCGTGCGGCGCAAGCCGTAACTCGACGAGCTGGTTACTCGGAGTAATATTTTGACAAACACGGTGCCAAGATGCACGTCCTAAGGCAAATTAGAGCGGTCCTTGTGGCTGCTCTACCAATGTTCACCAACAAAATCAAAGAATTATGAGCAAATATTACAAAGAGAGCTATTGTGTCACATACGGTGAGCATCCGCACGTACATTACATGGGTTTTGACAATTTCCATGACGCTTGGAATTATTTCACAGATGCCAGGGACATGGGATATGTGGAAGTACGATTATTCGACACGTCAGAGCGTACGCCTGAGCATCCTGCGTTTGATGTATGCAGAACGTACGCGAAACCTCTCCGTATAGCCTAAGAAAAATCCCCACGATTGTGGGGTCTACAAACCAAACCTAAAAGAATTATGGAAACAACGAATGTAAATTTATGGGCTATGTACTCAGAGATTGAGCACGCCATTGAAGTCTACAACATGGGATTTTTGACACGTGCGGATTTTGCTAACCATTGTTTTGCAGCCCGTGACCCATATATAAGTAGATTCAAGAACTATGTGTTATACCTGCGTGACAGGTATTTCTAATCCGCCTCAAAAGGGTAGCCAAACGGCTACCTTCCAGTAAACCATTAAAATTCAGAATTATGACAAAGAGACAGATTTTACGTAGCAGTACGATAATTGTGCTTGGAAACCTTCAGCTTGTTCCGTGTCTGCTTATTTTAAGCAGTACGATAATCAGTGTGCTTGGAATCCTTTACATGTTGTTTCTGCTCTATTTCTGGAGCAGTACGAAAATTGGCAACGGATTCTTCAAGAATTTCGTGCGTGAGAATGAGCGCTTGGGAAAGATCCTCCTCAAGCCGAGTTCAGAATCCTGAGCAGTACGAAAATTGTGCTTGGAAAGTATTGAGCCTTAATTGCTACCCTGTTTTGGGGTAGTACGATAATTAAACCTTTAAAGACAAAGGATTATGAAGTACAAGACATTTTTATTGATTGACGCGATCAGATGTGAAGGACTTGACAATGGTCAGTGGAACATCTATTGGCACGTCAGCCCTGTGGACACAAAAGAGTTCTACGGAACGAGAGAAAGTCACACGCTTCCTGTGGGAGTGTGGATAGCGGTCTACAAATGGAACCATGAAAGGATGAATATAATTGACAAGCTCTCTCCTGACTTACATCTGATTATCAACGAAAAAGAAGAAGTTCTTTTCTTCAATGTCAGCGAATAGTTCACGCCAAAACGCCACTCTTATTTGGGTGGCTCTATTAACCAAAACAAAAAGAATTATGACAAACGGAGACAGAATGTTTCTTGCTGCGATTGTGGCAAGCTACAAGAGAGTTATTTCAGCTGAGTGTGAGAGAAGACACCTTGACGAGCGCGAGTATTCACGGAGAGCTGCGAAAGCAGACAGAAAGGCGAAGGAGATAGAGCGTCATTTCTCCCGTCCGCGCTGTTTCTAAGCCTAAAATGGACGTATCACAAATGATGCGTCCGCACATCATTAACAACTAAAATTAGAATTATGGAATACTTTAAGACGCAAGAAAATCACACACGCATCGACGTGTATTTTGATGGCGAGAAATACGTTTTTATCAACGCTTTTCACGGAATTGTCGCAGTAGCGAGAAGACAGGGACTTGTTGATTTTTCACAGGACGGAAATATGGCTCACGCCAGTTTTGAGGTGGAAAAATCTTCCACTATAAGCAGAAGTACAATTACCCGTCTTATTCACAAGCAGGAGAGCAAGTATGTGAGTGCCGTTGTTAACTGCGAATGGAACGAGGTAAAATGTGAGAGTCTTCCTTATTTCGTCAGTGTAGCCCTCGAAAAACGAGGTTAGTCTAAAAAGGGTAGCCGTTTGGCTACCTTCCAGTTAACCAAATAAAATTACAGAATTATGAGTACAAGAAGAATTGAGTGCAAAGGTGCTGTGTTTATGGAAAGAGTTTTCGCAAAGATGCAGGAAATGTATACACACGTTGAATTTCTTGGTTATGACGGAAAATTCCTCACTGTAGCCTTCATCGCCTGAAAATGCCGTGGCAGTACGATTATTGTGCGTGTCACGGCTCAAGACAACCAATAAAATTAGAATTATGGAAAAGAAAAAGCTTACAGAGTCTGAGAGGATAGCCAAAGTAATCCTCCCAAAAATACAGGAGATGCAGAGAAGAACATTTTTTGACAAGCATCTGGGCATATCTATTGTGATAAATCCCTGCATGTCTGCCCAAATCGGCGTTTGCGTTGAATACATAGAGGACAAGAAAGATGTAGATTCCCTCACTTACAATGAGTATTTCTCATTCAATCCGTTCTACAGCACAGAAGAAAACGACGCAAAGTTCGAGCGCCTTGTAGCCTACGTGAACGAGAAATCCGGCAAGTAAGCCACAGCCTAAAAAATCCCCACGATTGTGGGGTCTATTAACCAAAACAGAATTATTATGACACAGGATTATTTCGTGTTCCCTCCTTTTGAGGTGTACACAGGCGAACAACTTACAAAAGAAGTCAAACAGAGTTTAATTGCCCGTGGTTTGAAATGCGTTGCGATTGTCTTCAACTGCGAGAGTTATGAAGATTTCGAGCGCAAATACTTCGGCAGATAGCCTAACCCAAGGGGAGCCAGTCTCCCCCCACTACGAACCAACAAACAAAGAATTATGACAAGAAGAAGCAAGACGCTGCTCCAGCAGGCAAAGTACTACGAAGTACATGACGAGATGGAAATGATGGACCTTATTTGGGAGGCATGGGTAAACGGGAACTATTCCACTTTCAAGAGTTATTACCGCTCATTGAACATGGAATCCCGCCGTCGTTTCATCGGATTCATCTACAACCAAGTTGACGGATATACATTCTACAGAATGGTAGACATGCTCATGTTCGACAAACACTAACAAGCCCAAAACAATCCTTACCCGTAAGAGTAAGGATTTCTACAAACCAAAACCGCAAGAATTATGACAGAAAAGGAAAGAAATGAGTTAGATGAAATCCTGACGAACGACCCATTGCTCGCCTGTGACGTGATAGACGAGAAATCCAACTATCAGTACACCGTGAAGATTATAAAGTGGACGTGGGGAGACAGATACAGCGTGTGTATCAATGACAAAATCGGTCATGCGCTCGTAGACTCTCCTCTCATGGATGAAGACACCGCGCGTGGTTTTTACGACCATGTCGTTTCCGCTTACCGCATCGCCTGAACATAAGGATGCTATTTGTCAGCAAGTAGCATCCTTAACAATTATCAACCCAAAACCGCAAGAATTATGAAAACAGAAATTCCCTGCCCTATCAACGAGAAAGACCTATGCAGCGACGTTCTCTTCGACGACCTTTTCGACGATAATGCGTATTGCTGCGACGGACACGGCGTGCTGATAGGATTTGTCCATCGTCACGTTGTCAAGATGTCGTACATATACGGCTCAAACGTCGTACGCTTCAAAGTCCTCGACCATCCTCTCAGCTCGGACATCAAGTCGCGGATTAGCCAATGGCTCGAAATCGTCCGCACCGGTGTCAACGAAAATTCCCTTGATGCTAACACAAAGCTGAGCACCATCGCCGTGTACTTCAATGACATACGCTCTGGCAATATCATCTTCGAGTACAACACGGACGAAAAGTAACCGAGCAGAAAAGCCTCCCCTCACGGAGGCACACACAAACCATAAAAACCAATTTGAATTATGCTTAGAGACAGAAAATGCGACAAGAATTTCGAGCGTACACTGCTCGCAGAAATCAGTAGAGCCAAGATTGCAGCCCGTAAGATGCACAACAACCGCATGACCGGTTACGAAGACCCACGCGCGGAGCGTGACTTCCATCGTGCCATAATCGAAATCGTGAGCATAGCTTATCACGATTAGCACATTGCTGCCCGAATCATCCTGTGTGGATAACACACAGGAACATTACCAACCAACATACGATTATGAAGAAAAGAACTTACAAGACTCTTGTCGGTCTGCTTAGAGCGTACGACAAGAAGCAGTTTACAATGGATGATTTTCTGAGCAAGCGGAAAGTATACGACCGCAAGTCCGGCGAGTGGATTGATTTTGAGCTTACCGACGACGCCCTACGTGAGCTGTCTGACGGATTCTGCCATACGCTGTGCTGTCAGAAAAGAAAGTACGACACGGTGTTCCACAACATGAAGTACAATAGAATACTCAACCGTGGTATACTTTCCCGTCTGTGGGTCGAGCTTTGGAACGACAAGCCAAGCTTTACCTATTGCGTAGCGCAGAACGGAGATTACGAGTATCCGCTTGTCAAGAGAATCCTGTATCGTGGTTATTAAGTCTAAGCAAATCTGTGCATCCTATCTGCACAGAAACTACTAAGAAAGCTTATCGCCTGAAACTCAATCCCCACCCTCAACAATGAGAGTGGGGATTTCTATTATCAACCATTTAAAAACAATAGAATATGATTTACATTAAGAGTTTCAAGAATTACGACGAGTTCAAGCAGTTGTTTGGTGTCGTAAAGCACGGCAACGGCGTTGTGTCACGCAAGAACAAGATTCTCTTGGCTTGCCTCAAGAACAGAAAGCTCTTCCACTGGTGGCTCGGTTTCAAGGAACAGGATGACAGGTTGACTGACAACTGCGACTACCTCCGCGCCACCAACATGGACGACCTGAAGAACTTTGCTAAGCACATGGTAAGCGACATTGCACTCCATGACCCCGATAGCGAAGACACATTGTACATCCTTAGTTTTGACAAAGATTTCCCCTACACTCTCTATTCCACTACACTAAGTCTTGACACCCTACGCGGTGTATGCACCGACGGAGACGTCAAGTCTATACGTTACAAGAATATAGAGCGTGGAAGAATCTTCAAGATGAAGGCAGGCAAGCTTATTTCCAGATGTATCGAGGAAAACCGCATCCCGCGCGAATATATGCCCGAACAGCTCAAACGCTGGATAGGCGAAGAGTTCGCACGTGATTGGCAGGTCTATGCAGAACAGCGTGTCAGCAACGATTACACCCTGCATGTTGACGACGATTTCGAGGCTATCTATGATAGTGACCGCTGTCTTGGCGACTTTGGAAGCTGCATGACAGACAAAGGACATCACACCTTCTATCGTGACGCCATAAAAGCCAAGGCTGCCTACATCACCGACGAAGACGATATGATTGTCGCCCGTTGCATTGTCTATACTGACGTATGGGACGAGAACAACAATCATTACCGCCTCGCCGAGCGTCAATACTCTTCCGGTCAAGACGATGTCCTCAAGCAGATACTTGTTGACAAGCTCATCAAGGCAGGCGAGATTGACGGCTACAAGCGTGTCGGTGCCAGTTGTCACGACAATAGGAACTTTGTTCGAAACAACGGTGAGTCAATGCACGACCTTTCTCTCTATATTGAGTGTAATCTCGAACACAACGACGTTCTCAGTTATCAGGATTCGTTCGTCTATTACGACTACAACGACAACACGTCCTGCAACAACTCTTCTGCGTATTACGATTACGAACTCGATTCCACGGATGAATATTTCGAGCTGGATGGCAATTATTCAGAGTGGAACGAGTGCATTATTCCTGAAGGCGATAGTACTTACGACGACTACTACGAAGATTGGATGTATAGCAGCCAAAGCGAAAACGCCATATATCATGGTAGACGCATCCAGATCAACGGAAGTCGCGCAAGCGGAGACTACCAATGGAACTGGTCTGACTACGAGGACGCTTATCTGCTTGACGACGAATGCTGCTACGTGGAAAAAGAGGAGGGATATCGCCTCCTTGACGACTGCGTAGAGGACATTGACGGCGAATATCAGCTCGAATCAGACTGCAAATGGTCTGATTACCATGACGGATATATCCATGAGGACAATGCCGTATGGAGCAGCATCGCCGATTCATGGCTTGACAGCGAAAAAGACTCCAAATGCGCCGAATGCGGCGAGTGGTATCCTGGCGATTATGACAGCGAGTGCTATTCAGACATCACCGGCGAAGACTATTGCTCCGAGGAGTGCGCCGACAAAGCCGAAGCCGAGTACAGAAAACAACAAGAGCATGTTGTAGCCTAAAACCAAGGCGGGAGGACCTTCCTCCTCCTGCCTTCCAAGTACAACCAATTTAGATTTAAAAACAATAGAATTATGAAAGAATTGAATTTTGACCTGCTCAAGAGTCTTTATTGCGTATTCTCGCCAAGTGACGAAGAAAAGCGCATGCGTCGTTTCATCAAGAAACACATCAAGAAAACTGTTCCCTCAGCCATTGTCACACAGGACGAGTACGGCAATCTCTTCGTCACCAAAGGCGAGGCAGAGAGCTATCCTTGCCTGTGCGCACACATGGATCAGGTGCAGCATCTTCACCCCAAGGACTTCGTGTGCGTTGAGAGCCAAGGAGTCATCTTCGGCTACTCGCCAAAAGTCCGCAAGCAGTGCGGTCTCGGTGCCGACGACAAGAACGGCATATTCATCGCCCTGCAATGCCTTGAGCGTTACGACGTTCTCAAGTGTGCGTTCTTCGTGGGCGAAGAGATTGGATGCGTAGGCTCAAGTGCCGCCGACATCAGCTTCTTCAGCGATTGTCGCTTCTGTGCTCAGATCGACCGTCGCGGCAACAGCGATATGGTCACAAGTATTTCCTTTGACAGTATCTGTTCGGACGAGTTCATCAAGGATGCCGACTGCACAAGCTACGGATATGCCGTCAGCACGGGTCTTATGACCGATGTCGAGGCATTGCGCAGCAATGGCGTCACCGTATCGTGTATCAATATGTCCTGCGGTTATTACGAACCGCACACCGACCATGAGTTCACAGTTATCGAGGATGTCCAGAAGTGTTACAGCTTTGTCTGCCACCTTATCGAGCATTGCACGTCCGTCTATCCTTACGAACCTGACGAAGAATGCGGCTGTGCCAGCTATGGCAGCGACAACTATTGGGAGCGTTACTGCACGTGTTGGGATTACGACGAGTGTCTCGAATATTGTTGCGAGTCCCTCTATAACGACCCGAAGCTTACGCTCGAAGAATTTTCGGACAATATTAAGGGCTACTATCGTCTTGATAAAAAACAGATTGCCGAGATTTACGATACGGCACGCAGCTACGTCGATTCCGAAACAGCCTAAAAAAGGACTTACGGAGCAGCCTGAAAACCGCCACGCCTTTGTGCGTGGCACCATCAACCATTAAAAAACAAGAATTATGGAAAAGAAAAAGTACATCGACATCATTTCTGCACAGGCAGAAAAGAATCATCGTCCTCACGAGTTGGCTCTTAATGATTTCCTCGACTATCTGCTCGAGTTTTTCAGCGTAAAGGCTTTCCAGTCCGGTCCCGACACCTATCATCAGCATCTTCTTGACTGCACACAAAAGTGTCCCGAATTTGCCGGTCTCGCTACCCTGTGGCTCACAGACGTTGCTACAGCTATGGAGCAAGGCAAGTGGCTTGACGTGTTCGGCATACTCTACGAGGAGTTGTATCTCACACGTGGCAAGGCGTCCCATACAGGACAGTTTTTCACACCGCCAAGCGTAGCCGACATCATGTCACGCATATCTTCGTTGAACGAAAAGCAGAGCGGTATAGTCAACGACTGCGCCTCTGGCAGCGGTCGCCTTCTTCTCGCTCATTATATGGAGAAGAGCAGCCTCGACCATTCGGCAGGACGCCGTTTCCGATACATTGCACAAGACGTTGACCCCATAGCCTGCAAGATGTGCGCCCTCAATCTCATGGCTCACGGCATGAACGCCAATGTCATTTGTCAAGACACGCTCACTATGAGCACGCCCTCCGTGATGTATTGCGTCAACGAGGTCAAATACCCCTTCAATACACCTTATTACAGCGTGCGGACAGTAAGCCCTGCCCAACTTTAAAAATTGCAGCCGAGTGTTGCAGCCTAAAAACCGAGGGAGTAATCCCTCTGCAAGTTCAACCAAATAAAAAAACAAATATGAAGTATTATGTATCAATCACCGAGTTTCTCAACAAGGTGGTAAGTGTGAATGCCGACAGCGAAGCAGAAGCTGTACAGCGTGTAAGAGATGCTTATCTCAAAAACGACATCGTGCTGACAAGTGACGATTATGTAGACAACTGCATCGAAGTCGAAGAAGACCAAGATTACTACCGCACAGAGGAGGCCAACGGCACAACCAAATGGCAGCAGTTATAACCTAAGCCAAGGTAGCGCAGCCTAAAACAGGCGTGAGCGAAGACAGGATTCAGTCTCCAGCGTCTCATCCGGGACACTACCCGGATGAGTCTACCGCTGGATACATCAACGACCTACAGTAATGCGCCAAGTCTTCGTCACGCCACATCATCAACCATCAAGACATGATTATGAGCCAGCAATAGGTATCGCAGCCTGAATGGGTACACAAGGAGGGTTTATTTGGTTACTCGTGTGAGATACGCGAGATGCCTGAAGCTATCACTCAGACATCTCCGCGTGCTACACACGAGATAACATCAACGCCATATAGCCATGCGACATTCCCTTTGAGTGTACCGCCAACAAACCAAAACATCAAGAATTATGACACACACGCAATTTATGCTGAACGTCTCACAAGCCGTAGAACTCGGCTCACGTTTCACCGTCAATTTCGAGAAGCGCACACTCCGTCTGGACAGAGAGCTTGTCAGTCTCGACAACGTCAATATCCTCCCTCTCAACGGGTCCGTTATGCTCCGCGAAATCGAAAGGTATTACCAGCAGTACAAGCACTCCATCCCCTCTGAGCGCTCCGAGTCACACCGACGCAGCTATTTCAAGGCTCTCCCTGAGAAAGACCTCTCTGACCACGATATGCTCTACGGTGTATCTCGCGAAGTGGCACGCTGCCAGCTCGAAGTCTTCGTCCTTCTCATGTTGTTTGACGGACAGCTCCAATGGCAAAGCAAGTGGGGCAGCTGGTTCTGGCAGTCACCCAACGACAAGGACCTCATCATCCTCCGACAATGGGTAGAGCCAAAGTCAAAAGAAGATTAAGGACACCCCAAAAACAGGACGAGGCATCCCCTCGCCCACCAATCAACCAACATTATTAACAATTTTAAATCTTTGAATTATGAAAAAGAGAAATCTTATCATTTCAGGTGAGTTCACAATGACAGAGGTAGCTAACGCCGACACACAGGCACAGTCGCAGAACGCAGCAGCGCCAAAGGCGAAGTCAGCGGCAGCACGCATCGCAGCTCTCAAGGCAGCAGGCGTGGACGTTTCCAACTACTTCCCTATGGGAGAGGAGATGGTCGTCAAGGTCGTTGACGGAGTCCCCGTACAGGTTACGGACGACGATCCCGTCTTCGCGAGCATCGCAGGAGGAGGTCACATCCGCAACTACACGCTCTACCGCCGTTGGGTAATGTCACAGATGTTCCACATGCTCGACCGCATGGAGCGTCAGAACGTCTCCTTCAACGCCCTCTTGCAGGACAAGGGCTACGCCTATCAGTGGCGCATGCTTGAGAAGGAACTGCTCGACCAGTACAAGATGCTCAAGCACAAGGACAAGGTCTGCTACGAGCAGCGTGCCCTTTGGTTCAACGGCAGGGTAGCTTCATACATGGTGTTCGACTATGTTCAGAAGCTCCGCTCTTACATCGAAAAGCTGTTGCGCCAAGGCACTCACACTTGCAAGGGCAAGCCCTACGTGCGTCTTAGCAGCGAGAACATCTTCGTCTCTGACTTGGAGTCCAAGCTTTACAGCCCTCTCCGCGACCTTGCCCTTGCAATGAATGGCGTCAACGGAGAACGTCTCTATCGTCTTGTTGTCAAGTTCAACAAGCTTATGAAGCGACTCCCTGCCGACACCAAGCAGTCCGAGGCGTTCATCAATGCCTACAAGGGTTCCGGCGCCTACTTCACCATGCGCAACATGGTCTTGTTCCACGGAGCACACTTCAAGCAGGGCCGTCGCAATATGTCCGAAGCCAAGTCTCTTGAGCATATCGAAAGCAAGGCTGCCGAGTATGCCCGCGCAGATGAGGAATGGCGCTTGCTGGGCGTGCTCAAGCAGCTCATCGCCGACTCTGAAATGTCCGTGAGCGCCAAGATTGACGAGTGGGCTGACCGATAGTCCGTCATCACCCCGAAAGTCACCGCCGTGCAGTGGGTGGGCATCGTTCACACGCTGCTCTCTAAGATCAGGCGCCAGCCAGGTTAACACCGTGGCTGGGTCCTGATCTCGAACCGCAGTCGTCAGATCATTCGCCTACAGCCAGACTCCAAGCCCACGGCTGCACCGCCAAAACCGCGTGAAACATAATGTTTCACGCTCTATTAACCATAAAATCCAAAGAATTATGAAAGAAGACAAAATCTTACAGATGGCCTTCCAGTCCGAGCGTTGGCAGTACGCCATACAGAAAGGACTCGACAAGGACATCAACAAAGCCACGCTCTATCAGCTCACCACACCCGAGGCACGTGCCTTGATGTATCAGAAGATACGCGACGGCAAGTACAGGATAATGCCACCTCACACGGCTCTCATACCGAAGGACAACGGAGAATTCCGCACCGTCTACATCAACGAGCCTGCCGACCGCATACTCCTCTCCATTGCCAACGACCTCCTCTTCGAGCTGACACCCGAAATGGTCCATCCCTGCTGCACATCATATCAGAAGGGCATCGGATGCGGACGCGTCGTACAGAACATATCCCGACATATATCCTTCGCGGAAGGACGCATCGGAGGTTTCAAGTCCGACCTGTCCAAGTATTTCGATACGGTGCTCCTGTCGTACATCGACTGGGCGTTCGATCAGGTAGAGCTTCGTCACGGTCATTCCGCACTGATAGACGTCCTACGCGCTTACTACCACTGCAATCTCTATTTCGACACCGACGGCACTCTCTCCGAGAAATACCAGTCGCTCAAGCAGGGATGCAGCGTAGCCTCATGGCTTGCCGACGTGGTCCTCTATCACATTGACGAGCGCCTGTCCCGTCTGCGCGGCGTCTACTGCCGTTATTCGGACGACGCCATCTTCGTGGGCGAGGACTGGCAGGAAGCCAAGCGCATCATGGAGGAGGAGCTGGCGAAGATGCAGATGAAGCTCAATCCCAAGAAGGTAGAATTCCTCGACGCTGACCATTGGTTCAAGTTCCTCGGATTCTCCATCAAGGGCAGCAGCATCTCGCTCTCGTCCACGCGCATCAAGACATTCCAGAAGGAAATCGAGAAGCGCACAGTCAAGAAGCGTGACGTCACCCTGCAAAAAGCCATAAACTCCGTCAACCGCTATCTCTACAAGGGGTACGAAGGACATTCATGGTCCACGCAGGTCCTGCCCATCATCAACGCCGAAGAGGACGTCTATACGCTCAACACGTTCGTCATGGACTGCCTCCGAGCCGTCAAGACGGGCAAGCGAAAGATAGGAGGCATAGGGTTCGTCAAGAATCAGCAGGTCGGCTGCATACAGCGGGGACGAGGACGAAACGTCACCGCCAACCGCAGCAAGACCGCCCCCATCATCACCGGCTATCTCACATTAGGCTGCGCACGCAAGGCCCTGCTTACCAGCAAAGCCGCCTACGACACCCTCGTAGCCAACCTCTAAGAGCCGCATCACCAGCCCGGCACAGGGCATCGCGCAGCAAGGATGTCACATTCAGCTACCGGCAATAGCAAGAAGGCACGGTCCCGAGTGTTACCCACTGGGACCGCTGCCTTCTGCTACGCAGGCAACATCATTCACCTAAAGACACGTGCCAAGACATCACAGCCCGCCCCTCAAAGAGGCTTAGGAAGGTCCAGTGAGGCTCAGCCCCAATCATCCCAAGCACAGGGAAGCGTTCTTCAAGAGAGTCCCGTTCAGCATCCAGAGCTTTAATGCGGGATGTTCAAGGCGGCATCCGCCTCACACATCCCGCACACGTTCTGGATACATCACACACCTACAGCCATGTGCCGCCACTCATGAGAAGTCCGCACCACGGGAATTGCATCCCGCAGGACACGCAAGGAGGATTCATTCACTCCAGACTGTTTGCATCAACAGATCTTTACCAGCAGCATCTGCCGGTATAGATCTGTTTCTCAGAACGGTCTTCGATCATTCACTTACAGAAATGCAACACATCCTCAGAGCGTGTCCGCTTTTTATTCAAAAAAACATCACCAAAAGGCTGTCCGATAATCGCAAAAATCACTACCTTTGTATTCACAATCTTAGCACAGCCAGCCTGAAGAGGCGTAGCGAGGCACACTTCGCCGCTATCAACCAAACAATAAAACAATTATGTCAGTAACCAAATTTGTCCGAGCACAGGACATTCTTAAAGAAAAGGGTTTCAAAGCCCCGCCATTCGACACTGCGGGATTTCAGAACGCAGTAGTCGAGTTCTTTCAGAAGAACGATGTGTCAGCAAGACTCAGTATCATATCAGTTCGCTTCCTCGACTATGAGGACGCGCCGGAATGCGGCTTTGCTGCAAGCACAGAAGGCGTATACAATGACTATTTGGGGCCAGGATTCGACAAGTACATATTCCCGCACTTCCTTGGTGGGTATTTCGGAGGTACTGATGAATACGTCTGCTCCCCGTACATCATCGTTGACGAACCCTACGTCACTAATGCCGTAGCCCTCCTCAAGATGGCAGGTTTTATCGTCAGTCGTAAACACAAATGGCTGAAACACGATTCCTACACCGTCACCCTCGTCTAACCCTAAAACAGCCTCTTCGGAGGCCCTAAATAACCAAGCCCTACCGCAACACGGCAAGCGGAACGATATGACAACAATAGAACAAGAGTTAATAAAGACTGGTTATTGCTATCGCGATAACGAAGACGGATCTTTTGATGTTTGTTACGACCACAATCAGGATGCCTTCTTCTCGCCCCTGCATCGTTATCATGTGGCAACCGTCAAGGAGGATGATGAACTTTGGTACGTTGACAACAACTGCGGAGCAGGATGGGGAGAATACCCCAAGGCAGACTGGACCTTAGAGAGAGCCATCTGCGACCAGAGTATTGACGAACATATTAACTAACAGTAAAGCGGAACAATATGAAGAAAGAAAACCTGAATACGGTAAACAATGAAGTTGAGAAGGTGTACGAGTTAATCAATGACTTGGTTAGTAATCATGGCTTAGAGATGGTAGATTTGGCATATCCTAACCATGATGGCGTACAAGACGCTGACGTTGTATCAGACATGATGCTTCTTCGCCAGAGCGCGAACAGCCTGTCTAAGGCTTGCAACATCCTCGTCAAAAAACTTACAGATGTTATTGGAGACAATAACGAATTATCATAAAAAAACCATTCAGCCCTCGACATCACGGTTAAGTCATAAGATATGCTTGAAATAGATGGGATAGCAGGTTTTAATGAATTGAAAAGCGTAAACAGTTCGCCTGATAAAACGGAATACAAGAAGTTTGGTGAAGACCTTTTCGATAGCGAGATATTAGAAGATCGTTTATATTATTATCTGTGGTCGTCTTTTAAATACGACGGCGAGGTGTCTAAGTGGTACAAGAATCACGAGGACGAAGCATGGTATGATTTGCGCGAGGACGAGGAAGGAATCCTTTATATTGCTGTTGGTGATAATGATGGTCTAAAGTTTATAGGATATATTGACCATGTTACTGTTGATTATGATGGTTTTGAAATTAATATCTATGGAGGCTGGAGTAAAGACGATTATATCTTTGGCTTCTATTTAGATCCTGACGGAGGTATACTTAGAGCCTCTGAGGATGAACGCGGATTCGACTTCTATGATGATTTAGAAAGCGATGAAGCCTATTATCCCAAAAGGATTATACTCTAAAATCTGCTATTGATGACCTTGTGAGCAACAGCGACAATATCAGTATGCTCAATTACCGAATCGGCAAGCTACAGGACACCGTCAAGAACCTCCATGCCGAAATCGAGCGCAGAGATGCCACAAACGCCGGATTGAAGCGCACGATCGAACAGCTCCGCGACGAGATTGCCGACCTCCACCGCAAGCACAAGGTCCTCCGCATAGCCGACCACATCAGATAAAGAGGCCCAGCGAGGCCCATCACCTAAAGAGGCTCAGATAGGCCCAGTAAGGCCCACCTGAGCCACTTACAACTATTATGCAAACTTCCTCTCTTAAATATTTTGTAGTCTCGCAACCTATCTTGAAATTACAGAGGCCACACTTATAACAATTATCATCTTAAAATTATGAAATCAAAAATGCTTCCATTTATTCCGCTCGCCATTGTTGCCCTGTCGTTCTCTTGTGAAGGAAATCCATCAAAAGCCGAGAACCTCCCAAAAGCAGACAGTAGTCTTTACCTGAATGAAAAAATCCAGATGGGAGACACCGTCCTTAATCTTGTGAAGAAAGGATTGGCAGTACCAGAGATAGACTACGAAAACTTCTATCTGCTTACTGACAACACATTTGCAGGTATAGCCTTTAAATGTCAGGCTTTAATACGCCATAAGGATGGTCGTGTCAACAGCTTGTCGTACATCAGCGATCCTTATGCTAACAAAGACGCTTTTCAGTCCGATGTAACCAAATTCTTCAAGTACATGTCTGCCCGCCAGTACAAAATGACTGTAGGTTCACCGGAAGAAGACGACCAGAAGCTGTTTAAGAGGAAATCTCAAGAATACACATGGGAATCTCCTACAAAAACGGTTTCTCTCACCATAACCAAGTCTGAGGCTGCTCCAGGTTGGGGAAACGATACTTATTCCATGCTTGTCTTTGTTGCTCTACAAGACAGCATCGTAGAAAAATATCATCTCAAAAATCTGTTTTACAACCAGTAAATCGTATTCCAATGAATCCGCAATAACCGACACAAAAAGTCCCTTATTGCGGATTTTCCGTTTAATGCCAAAAAGCACATCCAGATGCGCACAATGTTAAAACCAAGTTAAACCATCCATTCCTCATCCATATTATATTATAATATTATACCTTTGCAAAAGGGAAAGAGATGAGGAAGTCTTAATCCATCATATTATGACACAACTCAAGACAAGACGCTGGCAGGAGATGCTCACTCCCGAACAGCAGGAAAAGTACGCCAATGCCATCCGACAAGGCTATTTCGCCACATACGACGGCTATCCCTGGCGCCACACCTTCTACGGAGCCTGGATATGGAAACATCCGGGACGAGTAAAGGTGGTCAACATCTTCAAGGGCATAGTCGGACGACCGCCCATGTGGGAAGACCTCACCGACGACAACCTACGCGACTTCCGAGAGGAGATAGCGTCATCATACGCGCCAAACTCAGCGAAGACCATCTTCGCCGAAGTCAACGCCATCATACGCGAAAACTCCTCCAAGCCCGTCCCGTCACTCAATTTCGGGACAGTCCTGCGCACAAAGAAAGTCCCGTCGCAGTCCGTAGCGCTCACCGACGACGAGATACGGCGCATCCACGAGTTCACGCCACGCACCCGTGCAGCCAAGCACGCCAAGCGCATCTTCATGCTCGAATGCCTGTGCGGAGCACGCCTCTCCGACTGCCTAACACTCTCGCCGGACAACATCAGCGAGGACGGACGCATCATCACATACGTCTCGCACAAGACCAAGACCGTCGTCAAGGTCCCCATCCATCCGTGGCTGCGCATCTATCTGCAACGGACCTCCCCCACCGAGCCGAGAGAAATCTCCGTAAGGTGCTACAACGACAACATACGCGACATCTGCCGGGCATGCGGAATAGACACCATCACCAAGGTCTTCCGCGCAGGACGCACGCAGAGAGGACACAAGTGGGAGTTCGTCTCCTCACACACCGGTCGCCGCTCCTTCGCCACCAACCTCGCGATCAAAGGCATCCCCATCGAACAGATAGCCCTCTGCATGGGACACATGTCAGGCAACGTCCCCAACATCTCCATGACGCAGCGTTACATCGTCGGAGAAATCGGACTCTCACCCGAGACATTCGCAGCCTTCCAGCTCCCCGGAGCAGAACGCGCCGAACGCGAAATGAACGCCCTCCATGCGGTCGGAAAAGACTATCCCGAAGACCAGTAAAAACACCTCCGAAAACATGCGAAAAATGCGATCGCATAAATCGCATAATCCGACGTATTTCCCGACGTATTTCCATCGTCGTAACTCATTGATTATCAGTACGTCCGATTATGCCTATGCGATTGCATGCGATTGCACTATATATATATATAGATATTATATATATCTATTAGTATATATTCATATACATTCATATATCCTAATAGCTATACATAACATCTATATACTCACACTCTCGCACGCGAGAGCTGTGAAGCGTGTGTGTCAATTTTTTATTTTTTTTAAACAGCAAAACAGATATGGACAACGAAGAACACCTACAGAATCTCAAGGCCAGAGCCGAGGAGCTGCATAGCTATCTTCCGCCGGAAGCCAAGCAGATGGCAGCATTGCGCAGCAAGTATGACAAGCTCGCGATGGAAGCGCTCTACGCAGCAGCAGCCGGCGACATCACATCCTACGACGACCTCCAACGCGAGTTCATCCGCATCTTACTCCGTTTCGACGACGAAGCCTTACAGCTGACCCCTCAGCCGCAGCTCCCGCCACCCGACCTCGAAACCCTCAGCGAGGAAACAAGAAAGGCAGAAGCCGCAGGCAAGCCACTCAAGCAGTTCGCCTACGATTTCTGCCAAATCTACGTCAGTATCGAGCTTGACAACCCTCAGCTCCCCTCCACGTAAAGCCACAATCCGAGCCACCGCATCATCTATGCGCTTAGTGTCATAGGCGATGTAGTGGCTCGTCACATCAGCCCACGAATGACCGAGACAAAGAGCTATAGTCTCACGCGGAATCTCAAGCTCCGCACCTATCGAGGCGAACGTGTAGCGGGCGGTATACACCGTCATCCCATCCACAATCGGATGCCAGACCACCTTACGCAGCCTTCCCACCTTGTCCGGCACCACCTCCTTACGCCCTATCTTCTTCAGAGCGTCGTTCCAGTGGTGACAGAAGTCCTTATAGTCCGAATACCCGTCAAGAGGGCACAGAAGCCATTCCTTGCCCCTGTAGCGGCTTATAATCCCCTCGGCGGGCTTCGGTATCGGAATGTCGTAAAGACGCCCCGTTTTCGCCCTTTTATAGCGAATCCTGCCGTTTCTCACGTCCGAAGCCTTCAGGTGCAGCAGGTCCACCGGGTTGATGCCGCAGAGATAGAACGTCAGCATAAACAAGTCACGGTATATCCTCTGCCACTCCTCCACCTCACAGTCCCTTATCTCCCTCAGCTGCTCCACGCTGATATTGTTGATAGCCACCTTCTCCTGCTTTATCTTGTACCGCCTGAACGGATAGTTCGACGTCAGCTCGTTGTCTATCGCCCAGTTAAACACCGTACGGATGTTGCGCAGCATGATCCCCTTATAGTTCACGCTCGCCTCCCCCATGAAGCCGTCGAAGCCGTCCAGCCACGCCTTGTCCACGCTTCCGAATACCGCCCCGCCGTCATACTCGCGCACCTTCCGCGCCGTCAGCCGGTAAAGCTCCGCCGTCCCCTTACGACCCTTCGTATCAGCGAACCTCTCGATATAGTCCGCAAGGCAAGTCACCTTCTCCTCCTGCGTCTCACCCGAGACCATAGCCGTCAGCTCCCTCTTCATCTTCGCGAAGTCAGCGCCCGCATTGTCCAGCAGATACGCCTCCACCTCGTCAGCGATGTTCATCAGCCTCCTGAGCTTCGCCCTATAGTTCACCTCCTTAGGCGACATCGAAAGCCCCGAGAACGCCTCCGTCACATAGATGCCCGTAGCCACCACAAACTCCTTGCCGTCGCCGCGGAACAGCATCTTCACCGCAATCCGACCATCCTTCCCTCTCTTACTCTCCTTAGCTGCAATATAATATTTCATAGACTTTAGTGTTTTTTGTTCCAGTATCTGCAAATTTACTCATAAAAACCCGACAAAGCAACAACAATCCCCACCAACCGACGCCCCAAAATGGGACCGCCCTGTGGGACTCAGCAATTCACAAATCTACAAAATGCTCATTTTCAGCGTTTTACAGTACTACAAAAAAGTTTCCCAAGCTGGGGGTCGCGGGTTCGAACCCCGTTTACCGCTCACAATCATAAAGCACTGAAAATCAACAATTTAATAAGCCAAGGAGGTTCGTTAAGAGCCTCCTTTTTTTGTGTCCTCCAACGTCTAATATAGCGTTATTAGGAGGTTTTGAGGGTCGTTAGGATGCTTTTGTGGGACTTATTGTGGGACTCGCAAACGCAAAAGTCCCACAAATCCGGTCTTAATCCTTGTTCCTGCCGAATAACTCCATCAACGTCTGAAGCTGCTTCCGCTGCTCGGCAATAACATTGCTCTGTTCGGCAATCATCTTGTCCTTTTCAGTCAGCCGCTCGTTCTTGTCGGAGTTCTGCTTGTCTTTTTCTTTTATCAGCTTGTCTTTCTCCTCAAGCAATTTGTCCTTCTCGTCAAGCAGACGCTTCAACAGTTCCACTTTCTGCCTCAATGCCACTATTTCGCCCTCTGTGCCGTTTATCGTCTGCGTGCCTTGATAGTTATCGCCACTGATGACATTCTGCGACACAGGGCTTGTATTCGCGTCGAGCATCTGGCTGAAGGCAGCAAACTGCGCCTTGCCGATTGCTTTCTCCTCGGCTACCATTTTGCCTACACCGTCACGCAGCCAAAGGAAGGCAACATTGAAAGCCGGACCAATCTTTTGTAGCATTTTGCTTGACCACGGTTGTTTGTTGTTCATGCAACGGCTCAATGTTGATACGTCAACCTTGCACGCTTCGGCAATAGCAGCTTGGGTGTAACCATAATGCGACATAAATAGCCTCATTCTTTCCGATACAGCGTAGTCAATAGAATTAATCTTTCCATCCATAGTTGTATATGTTAACGAGTGTTTATAAATCAATATAAAGTCAACTATAAATGCAAAACAATGTCAATAAATCAATTTTAAACTTGATTTAGTATTGACATTTCATTGACTTTTTGTACCTTTGCAATCGTTGACAGAGCGCAAGCGAAACAAACCCAACAGCTCGCTAAACGCTCATTATATGTTTAATATGCAAATATAACGAAATAAATCTAAATGGCAAAGCGAAAACCCATAAAACTTCGACGAGGATGCCAAGTCAAGCTGGCAGAAGACTGCGGAGTCGGAGTAGCGACAGTCCGACGCGCCCTACTTTGGGACGCCGACACGGACATTCAGAACCTTATACGCAAACGAGCACACGAACTCGGGTACGTCAAGCGATGGTAATCGGCGGTACTGCCGCCACAACATAAACCAAACAAAACAAGAAAGATTATGAAACAGGCGACAGTCACAGCCATCGAAAAGATATGGCTATCCAACAAGGAGGCGCAGGCATACCTCGGCGTCGGGGTGGAGTTCTTCAAGGGCCTCAGAGCCAACGGACAGCTCCCCTACTCCAAAGTCGGAAAGACCGTGTTCTATCGCAAACGCGACATCGACCGGCTCATCGCAGCAAACCGAGTGTATTAGAAACACAGATCATACTCATATATTTTTTCTCATTTTGAGATCATTAGGTTAGTAGTAGTTTTTAGAAAATCGAGAAGTTGATATTTATCGTTCTTCAAATCTTTGTTTAGCGAAACAAGGTGAAAAATTTTAAGACATGATTAATTTAAATTAATTCTGGCCCTTCGTGAGAATCGCCAGTTTACGGCAGAGCAGGCGGCGGATTAGGCTGAATACATTCACTTCCCATCTCATTCCCTTGACAGCCAGTCCGTGAGGTTCGATTCCTCGTCTGCCGACCATTTTCTTGTTGTTCTTTGACTTATTGGTTACAGACAGTGAGCGTGTAAAAGTAGTAATGGCAGCGTTTTTGACGCCGCGACCCATGAAGGAACGCACGCCACGAAAGACCCACTAACGCATCTTCCGAGTACCGTCAAACGAACCACGCCACACTCCACGTTGGCGCAGGCGGAGAGAAACGAAATGCAGCGGGCTGCCAGACGTCCCGTGACACTGGCAAGATTGCTGAGATCTATAAAACAGCACACACACAAATCCATACATAATCGGTATAAAACAGCAATTCTTTGTCGTTTTTTTAAATAATATGTTGGATAGGGAGAGTCGTACAACTGACAGTACAATAACCAAAGAATGCGGGTTTGAGTCCCGCCTCTCCTTCTCGTCATAATGTTATAAATATAAAATTGATATTAATTGTTAGAAGATTTTTTCCATAAAAATTTTTAATTCAACTTGCTGCCCAAGCGAGGGCGCACCACACGCATTTTTGTTTTCATTCAAAAGAGCTTTCTTAGTCGGGTCCGGCGCGAGTCGCACCCGATTTTTATTTACGAACCCACTAAAACGATATACACAATGGTAAAAGTCATTGATTCCATACACGTCACCAAAGCCAACACGGACAGGCTTCTCGCCCTGCCCTGTGTCGTAGCTGTGGCTGACCACGGCGACGGATTCGTCGTGGCCCTCTCCAAGGACCTCACCAACGGCTCCCTTCGGGCCAATGCAGGCGATTACATCGTACAGTTCTCCAACGGAATGTGGCAGCGCTTCGGAATCGAAGCTTACGCCCGACTCGTCAAGAACCCCAACTACATACGTGCTCTATGACAAGACATCGCATCACACAGCAGCAGATTGACGAAGTGCTCAGTCTGAGAGGGACACTCTTACACCGGCAAATCGCCGAAAAAGTCCACATCTCTTCGGGTTCGGTATCGCGCATTCTCAGCGGTATAGTCACGGCGGAAGCGCCTCTGTGCCGAAGCAGCCGTATGAAGCCTGTCATCATCCAGAACTATCCCGACATGCTCCCGCGTGAACTCGAGGAGAAGTTCGGCGTCCCACAGTCCACCATACGGCAATGGGCCAGACAAATGAAACTCAAGCACACCCCCGAGACAATAGAAAGGAGAAAGGAGAGATACAAGAACATTAAGACGGAACACCTCAATACACCCGAGATCATCAGCAAGCGCTCCGCCAAGCGCAGAAAGACCATGCTCATGGAGAAGTTTCGCATAATGTCAGGCATGCGTCAGCAGACCAAGCTCCGGATATCAATATTGCCGAAAAAGACAAGCTCCAGCATACGGCGCCTCGTCACTCTACACAACTATTTCCGAAGCGAAACCGACCGTCTTACACTCCATTACGACGAACAGACACGCCGCACACCCAACGAAGAGTATTTCTCCAGGCGGTACGGCATCAAGTTTATCTCGGCTATTTAAGTAACTTTCATCTATACAATTTTTTTTATTAATCATTAAAAATGAGACCCAAGGAGTCTCATCCGGGTGCAAATCCCGGACGTTGTTATTATTAGTTTTTATTGCAAAATGGAAGTGATTCCTGGAGGGACGACGGCGTGGATGCCGTTTTAGCGAAGGTTCGATTCCTTCCCGTTCCGCATTAATTATTTATTTCATCATGCACAAATTCAGACGCACGTTATACGCCGATTGCGACGACTGCCTATGGCGCGACTTCCCCGATTGTCCCCGCACGGAGACCCAACGGAAAGTCATCGCTGTCAAATGCCCGTTCTGGGAGTGGCGCTATCAGTAACAGAAACAGTTATAATTTCAGTACAAAAACATTTCATCTATGCAAACAAAAACATCACCCAAGTGGTTCGAAGCCACAGCCCTCACCTTCCCTCAGAACGAGGATGGTCTTATTGTCAGGAAGTCCCACACATACGTCTTCGATGCAAAGTCCTTTGCCGAAGCCGAGGAACGTATCGCCGACCAAGTCTGCCTCTTCCCCTCAGAACAAGAACCTGAGGTTACAAAGATTGCCATCGCCCCGTACCGAGAGGTCTTCCTCGTCGATGAAGACTGCGACAAGGGCGAAATCTTCTGCAAGGCGAAGGTCGTCTTCATCACCTACGACGAGAAGACCGCGAGAGAAAGACGTCAGACGATATATTATCTCGTCCAGTGCAACGACATCAACACGGCACGCCAGAACATCGACAAGGTGCTCTCTTCCTCGATGATCGACTATCGCATCGTGTCCATTTCCGAAACACAAGTCATCGACGTCGTACTCGGCGTAGAAGACCATAACGAATAACACCCCTCAGAATGAGAAAGAAAATTTCAGTCGAAATGCTGCAAATCAGATTCCATGACATCATGGAATTGCCGTACGAAGTGGCAAGAGAAAAGCAGCGTCGAGCCGTAGCAGCCGACTACGCGGAAGGTTTCTGCGAAAGGCACGAAAACGCCAACGGCTTCAAATTCTGTAAATACAAAACATTTTAATATATGGAAAACAGCTTACAGTCACTTGACGCTTACGAAGTGACACAGGTCCAACATGACCAGAACATCATACAGCTCGACACCATCGAGCGTGCAAACGTAGATTCCCAGATTGCCACAGCCAAGCAATACCCGCGCGACCTTCGCCGAGCCATCAACAACTCCATCGCTATGGCAACTCTTGACGTGCCTACCGCCCAGTCTTGCGGTTACGCCCTACCACGTGGTGGCAAACCCCTCACCGGCCCTTCAGTACATCTTGCCAAGCTCATCATTTCCAATTACGGAAACATACGAACAGAGGCGAAAGTGGTGCAGATTACCGACAAGCAGGTTATCAGCCGTGGTTCATGCTGGGATCTTGAAAATAACGTGGCTTCAGCTTTCGAGGTATCCCGTTCTATCGTCGGGCGTAGCGGGCAACGTTTCTCTGACGATATGATTACCGTTACAGGTAATGCCGCAAACGCCATCGCCTATCGCAACGCCGTTTTCTCAGTTATTCCACGAGCTATAACAGACAAGGTCTACCAGGCGGCGCAGCATTTCATCGCTGGCGACCTCTCTGACGAGGATAAGCTGATTGCTACACGCAAAAAGTGCATCGACTATTTCAAGGACGAGTACGACATCACGGAAGAGGAGGTTATAATGATTTGCGGGAAGCAGACAGTCAACCAAATCAAGGCGGAACAGATTATTCTCTTGCGCGGCATAATACAGTCACTCCGAGACGGCGACACAACCGTCGATGAGCTTATGAAACCTTACCGCAAAGAGAAAACCAAGAACGCCATCGCTGCCGCAGCAGCTGAAGCTGCCAAGGATGCCGCCGCCAAGAAGGAGGACAAGAAGGAGGACAAGAAATGATTAACACCGAGTCCAATCAGCGCGAAATTTCATGGTTCCGCGCACGCTTCGGTTCTGCAACAGGTTCCGAGGTCCACAAGCTCATGACCAATCCTCGCAAAAAAGACGAGCCTTGGTCCGAAACAGCCAAGACGTACATCTATCAGATAGCTGCCGAAAGGCTGTTCAATCCCCAGTTCCTTTCTGACGACGACATCTTCCAGTCTTATCTTGACCAGGTCGCCGTCTCTACGCGGGCTATGGAATGGGGTGTCCAGCAAGAGGAGTCTGCCCGCCAGCTCTACTCCTCTCTTAACGACGATGTGGAGGTCTTCGAGGTCTCCTCATGCGCACACGATACCATCCCGCACTTTGCTGCCTCTCCCGACGGAATAGTCCGCGGAGAGGAGCAGAAGTGCCTCGAAATCAAGTGCCCCTCTCTCGCCGTCCACACACGATATGCCGCAGAGATACACGATGCAGCCTCGTTGAAGGCTGTCAAGCCCGAGTATTACTGGCAAGTGATGGCAGAGATGTCCTGCACAGGCTGCACGTCTGCCGATTTCGTATCTTACTGCGCATGGCTCTCCTCCCCCATCCATATCGTCCGCATAGAACGTAACGATGACGACATCCGCCTCCTCGAAGAGCACGTCCGTCTCGCCAACGATTACATAGCCAAAACTTTCAATGTCTAACCCCAAGTCTTAATAATGGAAATCTTCGGAAAAATCATCTGCGCACTGCCCATCCGGTCTGGCGTCTCCGCAAAGAGCGGCAAGCCGTGGCAGAGCGCCTCTTACGTCCTCGAAACGCAAGACCAGTACCCCAAGCGGATGGCCTTCGATGTCTTCGGACAGGACAATATCGCAAAATTCAACATACAGGTCGGAGAGTCGCTTACCGTCTCCTTCGACATCGACGCACACGAATACCAGGGACGCTGGTTCAATGCCGTCCGTGCTTGGAACGTGTTCCACGGCGCACCGCAGCCCGTCGTTACGCCGCAGCCGTCCGTTCTCCCTCCCGTAGGCGCACCAGGGTCGGCTCTCGGCATCCCCACACCCCCGCCACCCTCAGCAGCACCCGCTGCACCGGCAGGAGGCTCCGACGGACTGCCCTTTTGATTTGATCAATAACAGCTTCCTCAGAAGCTTTGATGTTTGTATAGTTCACGCTTCCAAGGGGTCTTAGCCGCCCCTTGGTTTTCTCTCACCCCGAATTCTCTTTCTTACCCGTTCCGTATAACTTTCAAAATCCTTTCCCCTATGTCAGACAATAGATTTTCTCTCAACATCGCCCATTACGAGGCGGTCAGCCAGCTCTCCGACCTTCAGCTCGGCATCCTTATGCGTGCCGTCTTTCTCTATGCCAAGGATAGCACCCTTGTTAGCGACGACGCCCCTCAGGTGGTCCGCGTAGCCTTCGCCTTCATCAAGGAGGACATCGACGCGCAGCGTGCCGCCCGCGAGGCGCGATGCCGCAAGAATCGCGAGAATGCGCAGAAGCGTTGGGCGAAGAAAGGAAAGGCCCCCAAGGGAAAAGGAAAGACCGCGAAGAAAGAGCAGCACCCCACCTTTAATGCCGAAGGTCTCATCACTTACTGGAACCGACGCATCCGCGAGACAGGCTCCCGAATGCCGCAGATCCATCGCCTCAATCGCACACGCATAGCTCTCATCGAGGCTCGTCTGCTTGAGTACGACGGCGACACCCGCAAAATCCGCGACGCCTTCGAGCAGGCGTTCGCCTCACCTTACCTCAACGGAGCTGGCAAGCGTCACTGGGTAGCCGATTTCGATTGGATTCTCCGCCCTGAGAATTTCTCACGTGTCCTCGATGGCAGCTTCAAGGCTTACGCAGCTGCTGTTCAGAAGGAAGAGTCCCCCGCACCAGCTCCCGAACTCACTGACGAGCAGATTCAGCAGCAGGCCGAAGCTCGCAAGAAGCAAGCAGCAAAAAACGAAGCGGCACGCAAGGAAGCACAGCGCAACCGCATCCTCGATGCTATAGAGGCTTTCGAACAAAACCCAAAGTCCCTACAGGGTCAGATTGCGTTGCAGGCTTATCAGAGCGGACTCACACATCGCCTCGGTATAAGCTGGGCGCCGAGCGTCACGTCTCTTAATCGTAAGGCAGTATGAATCTCAGTCAGCGCATCGAGCTTTGGCTCAGACAACACCCCGACGCCACACCACGCGAAGCGATATGGGCAGGCGCCCGCATCGAAATCGAACTGTGGTGCAGCGGCAACAAACACACACGTCAACCCTAAACAGTACCTTCACACATGATAGCAATCACCGAAGCCATCTCCTACATCATCGTAGCAGCCGTGGCGTTTATCATAGGAAGAGATTCCGTCAACAATTCTAAAAACGAACAACAATGAACAATTCTGACATCAACATCGCAGACATCCTGCGTGACTGCCAGGCAGGAACGCCTCTTTATTCAAGAATAGCCGGAAAGCTTGAGCTTCAGCAAGTACTTGAAAAAGGTTGTGATTATCATCCAATCCAAGCAGAAGTGATTTACGAAAGCGAAAACCCTAAAAACGATCGTTTTGCTTCTTTTACTGACACCGGTCGTTGGAACAAGTGACTCCCCAACGGAGAATGTGTCCTCTTCCCTTCCCTCGAAATGCAGGACTGGACCAAGTTCTTCCGACGCGGCGACGTGGTCGTCTGCGTCGGATTAGGCGTCACGGCAGTCTTCGAAGAATGGGATTCTGAGGATTACACTGAATTCCGTACAACAGTCGAGTACGACAATAAGGAGGATATCTGGGGCGTCAAGCTCTACGGACTGTTCCACACTCTCGACTTCCGCAAAGCCACCGACAATGAGCGTGCGCAGTTCTTCGCCGCCGCCGAAGCTCACTATGGAGGCCATTTCAACTCCGAAACCCTCGAATTCGACATTCCTAAACCCAACACCCATCTCAAACCCTCGTCCAAACCTACATTCAAGCCCTACGATCGTGTGCTCGTTCGCGATAACGACAACCAATGTTGGAGTCCTGAATTCTTCGTTTTCCTTAAACTGGGGTCAACTCTTCCTTATCAGTGCTTTGGATGCTCCTTCAAGCAGTGCATCCCCTACGAAGGTAACGAACATCTTCTCGGCACAACCGACGCCCCCGGCAAATAACAAATACAAAATAATAAGTAATAAATATGATATCCCTCTTCCTCGACCATCACGACTTCCTCTATGCAGTGGAAGGATTCGCGCGTGGCAGTCACCTTCGTCAGCATGTCTGGCGGGACATCGTATATAAGAGCATCCCCCAGATGTCTGACGACGACCTCGACTACCTCTGGTATTTCATGCGACGCGACCTCTTCGGTTGTTACTTCTACGAACTCAACGGCAAGCGACATACGCACGTCGGACACGAGGATTTCCTGCACGCCCTCGCTGCACTCCACCGCGGCAATCGCTACAAGGTCCTCTTCGTAAGCGAGGCACACAAAGAATCACACATAGCCCTCTGCTACCGCTTCCAGAAACAATACCGTCCCCTCTTTCTCATAGCGGAAAAAGACACCTCCCTGCAACCCTACGGAGCCTACATCCCGCAAGAGATTATCAAGGAGGTCAATCGTCTCCCCATACCCGTCAATCCATACGTAGAAGCAGAGAAAGAACACTGGTGGACCCACCTCGACATATATGACAATATCGTAAACGTATAACAATGAAACAACAGGAAATCATAGACAACATGCGTGAGCACTGCACCAACTTAGCCCTGTGCGAAAAGTTCAGCAACGTATGCAACGAACTCGCCGAACGCATCAATCACCGCCTCTTCGAGGATTCCCGTGAATTTCACTGGATACTTGACACCCCAGGCGGACTCTGCGATTTCGAAGACACCGACTTTCTCGCCCCAGACGAGATGGTTCTCATCCTTGAGTACAACATGTCCTACGACCAATACGCTGAATGGCGGGAAGCCAACCTGACCCACAAGCCCACCATCAACCTCCGCTCATGGCTCATGGGTCTCCGCCACGAAATGCTGAAAAACGACCCCGACACCCCCGAAAACACCTCTCCCGATAACGGCGTCAGCCCGCAAGCAGCCTCATAAAGAGGCTCAATAAGGCCCAGAAAGGCTTAAATATATATCTAAAAATTCCATCACATGATTCATCAAAAAGACCTACGTCTCGGCGACCTCGTGCAGATCACCGTAGACCTTCCCGAATACAAGCAAGGCGACATATTCGTAGTAATAGACATCTCTGAAATTTACATTGGTCTCCGCAGCCCCAGTGAATCTGACTGTAGACAAGACCTGTACACCATCAGAGACCACATCGAAGGCATCCTCCTTACTCCCGAAATCCTCGAAAAGAACGGATGGAATAAGAGACATGATCCGACTTCATCTTGCGATATTTACTCAAAAGGCAAAGACGCTTTTTATGTAAGCTTAGAACAAAGTATTTATAAAAAACAAGAAGGATTTGAGCTTGTTGTAGCCGACTCAACTTATCGTTTTGGGAATAAAATCCAGTACGTCCACCAGCTCCAACATATCCTCTGGGTACTCGGCGAGGATGCGAACTTAAAAATTTAAAAATCGAATATGAATAAGATAGAAAAAACCTGTAAGGAATGTAATTGCAAACACTTCATTGTTTGGTCATTTGGCTTTGGAGACATGTATTCCTGCGAGTTGCAAGGACAGAGTGAACACATTGAA